CTATCCAGGTTATCATTAAAAAGGAGCTTTATAGCTTTTTCTCCGAGTTTTCCCTCAAACATTTTCCTTTCTTTATTAGCAAGTCCCCCAGGGTGAAAATCATGTCTATTTGAAGTGAAAGCTCTTGATTGTTTAGCGTAAGCCACTGCTTCAGCGTATAGATCTCCTTCGATCACATACTTTTCCCTAATTATCAAATCGTCACACCCGTTTCTGCAAAGTACCTTTTGATGCACTGCGGAGCATTATTGTTTATAATGATGCGGCCGTCATCCGCCAGATAAAAGAGGACCTTTTCGTGAGGAATAGATCTGCAATTCCCGCCGAATATGCTTACACAGCGCATAATTGTCACATTCCCATATTCGGGGTAAATATACTCTTGTTCGATGCTATCATAGTTTTTTATTTCTTCAAGTCCTTGTTGAAGCGTCGAGAGCATTTTACCTTCAACAAGGAGAATGAAGTTTGTATCCTCATCGTATAAAACAACATCAGGCAAATATAAATTAATCCCCTTGCGATCTTTCTTGGGCAAAGTCACAAGACGGCCGGCCTTAGTTCTAAAATATCCTCTTTCACAACCAGCATGGTTTTCATAAACACAATACATTCCATGATACATTGTTTGAACATGAAGAAGAATATCTGCCATTTTTTCCGACTTCTTTTCGTAATGCCAATACAATTCTGGCAAAGCAACACGGCTGGGCATTCTAATTCCGTCAAGCCGCATGCCAAGGATACTGCATATGTACAAGAACTTGTTCTTTCCTTTTGTTTGATCAACATAAGTTTGTGTAACGCCATGAAGAGTCACAACAATATCCTTATCCCAGCCCAATTTACGAATGCATGCTGAAATCATAGACAATGCACCTATATTCGGATCATGCCCAATATTACCTGCGTCTGCAGGCTTTGCTAAACGACCAGATACTTCAATTCGGTCGGGATATTTCGTTATAGTGATCGGCACATTTCCAGCAGGAGGTTTTCTCATTCCCGCCTTAAAACGGATTAAATCGTCAAGGCTGCTAAATGGTTTAAACCATCGAGAAATATCCTTCCCGACGATCGTCACGCCAAGGGTGAGCAAAATGTTAGTACCAAATACGCTTGTATCAGACGGTTTCTTTTCTTCTCGGGCCTCTAACTCTTCGTTGTAAAGCATGTACCGCTTTACATTCCGATAATATGGGGTGATATACACAAACTTAGAGCCTCTTTGATATACACCTGTATTTCTTGACTCATCATCACTTGTTTTTGTCTCTTCGATTGCCATTATCAAGTTGTCTTGAGTGCTTCCCTCGGTTGGAGCATTTTCTTGTTTGAAAAGCAGGAAATCAAGGAAGCTGGAACTACCACTAACAGTTTTAATATAAATATCAGCAGCTCCGGCTACAGCAAGCCCCTCAACTTTGTAAACAAACTTGAAAACACCTTCAATAATTATAGGTTTGACTTTAATCTCTTCACGCACGGCGATCTTGTCACTAAAATCTTTGCAGTACATTTCTATAATCTGATTTATTACAGATGGTTTAGGTCTTTCCTCCGTGAGAATCCATAAATTATCCATTTTTCTTCCTCCTGTGTATTTGTCTCTAACTTTTACCTTGATTGAGCGCCTATTATCATTTACAAGTGGAGAGCCCCGTCGTCTAACCTCGTGGATTACTGGAGGCTGTATATAATCAACTACATCGCATTCATGATCTTCATAAATAAATTCTCCAGTCCCGGTTCCATAAACCTTTGCGCGAATGAATAGCTTTTCGCCGCAGTCTCTACAGGTTCGTTCTGCCCAGAAATAATGTTCAAAAATGCCACCTTGTTCCATGACAGTTATATTAAGCGAATACCGATCAATTCGATATTGTTGCCCACATATAATGCATTCAACCAACCAGTCCTGCGCCATTTCAAATGTGCCATCGGAACAACCTTCATAGAATTGCATTAAGCCCACCCGTTACTTTCGTAAAGTCTCGTTTATTGTTTGACCGGTTTCAACTTTCCAGTAGTTCCAGCCATTGTTAGAACCCCCAAGCAGGAAATCTGTCGCGGAACTGGGTGAACTAAATGTGTAATCTTGTGCAAATACATAGCGTCCTCCGTTATACTCGATAATCTCCTGTTCAATGAGCTCGTCCCTAAGCTCTTTTAAGCTGCTTGCATTTGGACTTGTCGTATAACGAACTTCGCTTCCCGCAAACACCGTTAGCGAATTATCTTCATTCAAATACCCTAAAGCCATCAAACTTCCCGCACTCAAGGAAATGTGGCGGTTAGCATATTCCTTTGTCTCTTTATATGTGCTTTGAACATACGGGAATAATGCTATAATCTGGTCAATCAAGAACTGTGTCCTATCTTCAATGTCTTTAACGTTCCAACTTGATTTTGTGTAAATATCAGCATTCAACTTTAGATGTTTTGTTGACGCCAAAACCGTCTTTTTATATTCGAAATCATTGTTGCCCATTTTGCTGTTATCGCTTGCGGCTGCAAGTGTAAGGTTTCCAATTCGATTAACAACACTTGTGTACTGATCCTCCTCTAATCCGGAAATTGTGGCCCAATAATCATTTATGGTTTGAGGCATAATATGTTCAATGCTTAGGCTGCTAAGGTCGATACTGATAGGATTTCCGGTCAGTTCAATTTTATCGAGAATCCATCTAATATTAGAGAGAGCATAAGCGTTTGCCGTAGTAAGGAATGACCGTGTTTGTGAGTCATCAGGCATATAAGCAGCTTTTCCTTTATTCTCATTCACCAAATAGTATACGCAAACATCGTACATGTTGTTGAAAGACCGAAGGGCCACCTGTGATTCCACATTTCGTAGATATCCGGGGAAAAACCTTGATATTGCGCTTGTGTCCTGATCGTTAATATAACGGCGAACAAGAAAAGTGTTGATTAACTTGATAATGGAACTGGTTTGCTCTTTGTCGATTTCTGCGACTCGATAGTGCTCCATAATTCGCATGACAAACGGAGCGGGCATAAATGACTGCATTCGTCTGAAATCGCTAATATTTTCACCGAGCTCGTCTTTCTTAGTGGATAAATATAGTCGTTCAAAATGACGAGCATAATTCAGAAGGTCTTCAAGTATTGAATCTGAGCCACTCGAGTTCTTCTCTTTCCAGTACTGCTTGAATGCTTCGTATAAATCCTTCTCCGTTACCAGAAGATAATTCTTTGATGCAAGGAAAAACCTAAAGAACTCTGACAACTTCTTTGACTCCGGGAATATTTTCTCAAGCTTTAGCCAATAGGAATGATATATATGTTCTTGGTCCGTGTTATTACGATTCATCATTATGAAATTACGAATCAAATCTGCGGGAGTTAGTTTTTCGCCGGTAGAATTGATGCTTTCAAATATCTGTTGAGCGTCATCACCTGATTCGAGCTCAATACGGACTATGTAAAGATTACGGATCGCATTTATTACTTCCATTAATGTGTGTGAAGCTACAAGGCCTGCCAATGCAGATTTGATGTATTTGTAATTCTCCATAATTATAGAGCTACCTTCATATTCGGATACGCGATCTGTTGCAATATATAAATATGCGTCATCATCAGACACCGAAGGACGAAGGCGGTACTTATACTCACCAGTCTCGTTGTTTTCAAGATAATTATGCACAAGGTAATCGCTGATTTGCGTATCGCCGTTATCTGATGCGATTTCTTTAAGCGCATATGTTATCAAAAACATCGTAACAAGGCGTTGCTGTCCGTCTACAACCTCTCGCTCTCTTACGATAAAGTCGGTCTTCGTGATCACATATACAATCGACCCAAGAAAATGTCTTGAGGTTTCGTGTTTCAGTATTTTCTTAATATCCTCTAATAACTGTTGAGCCTGTTTGTGCTTTTTCCACGTGTAATTTCTCTGATAAACAGGAATTACGTACTGTGAACCAACAGCACCCTTTATGAATTCCTCAAATAAGCTTAATGGATCCGCCTTCATATTTTCACTCCTTATCCGGTATAAGAGATACAGCCTGCCGATGTGTATTCGGCAGGTTTTAATTCTCTGGCAATCGTGTTATTCTGTGATTGTGCCTTCCTTTATGTGGTACGCGATTCCATGATCTTCGCAGAAAGCAATCACGACCTGTGCTTGATCGTTATAAAACGCCTTATGCTTTGTATAGGCGGTGACTGCTTTGCTGTAGTTGGTGCGACCAAAAATTATTTTATCGGCAAACGAAACCGCAGTAAGAAGATCATTAATGTCCTGCTCCACGAGATTTGGCGTTGGGTACGGTTCTATGCTAATCCACGTGTTGCAACCAGCGTCGTGTAGTGCTCTCAATGCGGCAAGGCGGTTAGCATATGTGGCAGCACCCGGCTCCATTCTTGCTCGGAAGCCTTCATCGAGCGATACAAGTGTGATGCCATATTCGTTCTCGTGTGAAAGCTCCGCCAGTTCAATTGGTAGAATGCCTTTTGTTAGAATACTGCATTTGATTCCAGCAGCATTAAGTTTCTTTATTGCGTCTATGCTCATTTTATGGATTTCCGGATACTGATACATAAAAGGGTCTGTTGAAAAGCATAATTGAATGGATTTGATTTTGCTCTTTAACCTTGGTATTTCCTTATCCAACAGTTCGAGGGTGTTAGAAACCAGATATGGTTCCAACCATTCATCGTAAGATTCAACCTGACCGAAACGTTTTTTCAGCATAAAGGCATAGCACGGATATTTGCAGCCGTGAGCACATCCTTGTATGTGGTTCATCGTATAATCGCCATACTCTACACCGGTTTTATAGAGCATGGTTTTTCTTTCGATGTAGCCTTTAACCTTTTTCATTCTGCAAATCCTCTACGAGCAAAACTCATTTTTCCTCGCGTCTCTTTAGCGGCATAGTTTTGCTTTAACTCTTTCTTTATTTGTGACTTGAAACCATCTGATGGAAAAATAGGATGCTCATCAAGAACTGCCCATAAATCATCGAGTGGAACATCGGTTAGTCCATTAAAACGATTTTGTAGATACTCTGCAATATCCTTTATGTAATAACAGAATTCGTCGGTCATCGTTTTGACGAACCCGTTTCCTTCAAAATCGAGCATAATCTGATTCTCACTACCGTGAGTATTTTTCGTTGATGACTTGCCACCGAAAGTCTGCCAAGCGGACTGCTTGTACAATTTGAACCCTTTGATATTGCTTGTACAGTGGACCATGTTATATACAATGGCATTCTTCTTATTGAAAAACGGGAAAGCAGCAATATAATACTTGCGTATATCGTTCCTGCGGAGTGCCTTTATGATATCTTCAATGCGCTTCGCATATGCGGTTTTGTCGCTACCATAAGGTATAAGGTTTTCCAGCTCGGTAAGATATGTATGCTCGTACTTACTGCGGGCTTCGTCTTTCTTAACCATTTTTACAGCTCTTATTGAATCCGAAACCATATGGTTAAGAATGACCTCACTCCAATTATTAATAAATGGCATAATGGCATTCCAGTCGATGGTAGCCTCATATGGATCATAAACAAGCAGATAATGCTTGTTGCTTGACATCGCTTGTCCTAACCGCTTTGCGAGAGAATTTCCGTCTTCTGTTGAGATGTGATAGTGAAAATTACCGCTTTCATTCGGCATTAAGCTCTTAAGATGGGCAGTCTTTGCAGCTGATAAATCACTGAAGTATAAATCGATTTGCTTGGCGAAATATTGGCCTGCAATATTACGCAGATATTTTGCTACGCGTACTGGTGTGCCGAATACCTGCTTACCATCATCATCAACATACTCACCACTGTTGGACATGCAATCAATAAAAACGAGTCCGTTGCAGTACTGGTTCAAAAGAAGAATGTGTGCCCACGCCTCGACATACTTTTCTATCAACTCAAACTTCTTTATTGTATGAGGATTTGCGTGGCTGATGATTTCCTCATTGCTCATTTCTTTCATCGCCCTCCTCTGGAATCAAATCCATTATGTCGCCAATGTTGCAATCTAATGCTTTACATATTTTTATGAGAACTTCCATACCTACGGTTTCGCCTTTGGAGAGCTTTGTCACAGAAGTCCAACTTATTCCCGCAGCTACCTGCAGGTCTTTTTTCTTCATGTCTTTATCAATTAGGACTTTCCATAATTTTTTATAACTTACTTTCATTGAGAGCTCCTTTCGCAATCATTCAAAGCTCGTGAAAAATCGGGATGTAATTATCATATCACAGAAAAGTGTAGATTACAATAGTTTCTCTCCGTAAACGCTGGAATTTACAACGGTACATATTGAAATTTCTCTGAATATGTGCTATAATGATGTGTAATTTAACTTATGGAGATAAGGAGGGCTCATTTTGGCAAAGTGTTATCGTTCATTCGCTGCCTACATCGGAGATGTGTTATACGATGAAATTCACGGCAAACTGAAAAGTTATATCTATCAAAACAAAGACAGATTAAATCTATCTTCCTATAGTATTTCCGATCCTTCTTACACCGCCTTGGATGATTTTCATGTAATGAGTGTGACCTTTCACGAATCCGATAACGACAGAATAGATTTTCAAGCAGCAATACAAGCAGACATAGAAATCTCCGGTCGTTCCCGTCGAGATTATGACAGCGATATGATTGATCGCTGGTTTTCCGTTTTATGCTCTGCCACACTTCAAGATGGCCTTCATCATTTTTGCATCAAGAACATTTTAGAATACTCGTGCGAACGGTTCAAAGCCGAAGACGCTCTTACCAAGTATCTGGTCCCGTATGTCTTTGCAAAGGACCTCGACAAACATGCTGAAAAGTTCCTTGAGAAATACTGCCCGCAGGCGTTAGAGGAACCAATGCCATTGCCCATCGACGAGATAATTGCCAAAATGGGATTGACCGTTTTCTATGCTCCTCTGTCTGATGGGGTTTTCGGTCAGACTTACTTTAATACTGCAACCATCGATACATATTCGAGCCTTGAAAGCCGAGAAGTTCAATCAACGGAAATTCAGGCCGGAACAATTCTGGTTAACCCGGATGTTGTATTCATGCGTAACATCGGTTCCCGAAATAACACTATCATCCACGAATGCGTCCATTGGGACAAGCACAGTAAGTTTTTTGAGCTACAGAAACTTCTCAACCCAGAGCACCAAGCAATATCGTGCGCCGTTGTTGAGGATTACCGAAAAAATCCAAATCAGCTGGAAGATGAACTTTCATGGATGGAATGGCAGGCAAATGCCATCGCACCAAGAATATTGATTCCTGAAAAGGCCGGTAAAGCAAAGCTCAGCTCAATCTTGACCAAACTCCGCAGGGGCTTTGGTAAAGGCCTCCGTGAAGGATATATTATGGAGCTTGCAATCAGTGAGTTTGCCGATTTCTTCAAGGTTTCTACCACGGCAGCTAAAATTCGTGCATTTGAACTAGGATTTGATCAAGCAGCCGGTGTATTTAACTTTGTTGACGGAGTTCATTATCCGCCATTCTCGTTTAAGAAAGGCTCACTAAAACGCAGTCAGACTTTTATCATCGACCGAAATAATGTAATCGTTGAGAGCTTCTTTAATGTGGATCTTATAGAAGATATCCGTTCCGGTCATTTTATTCATGCTGGTGGTATGGTCGTTATCAATGACCCGAAGTATGTCCAGAAGGAAGAAGGAAGCGAAGCAACCCTAACAGACTATGCCTTAGAGCATGTTGACGAGTGTTGCTTGGTATTTGACCGGAACACCAGAGTTAGTACCCACTATGACGACTCCTTCTATCGTATCTGTTTTCTCTGCCGAGATGCTGATTCTAAAAGCTTCGTGGAAGCAAAGTATAACCCGAAGGAAGGCAAAAACGAGGATGTTGTAAAGCGTGCTCGTGAAATGGCAGCGATCTCTGAAGAAGCTAAGCGTGTGTCGGGTATTCTTGCCGATGTCCCTTCTTCGTTCAGTGGCACCCTTGATTATCATATTAACCGTAGAGGCTACACTAACGAAAAGATGGAGGAGCGAACAGGGATCAGCGTAAGAATGATTCAGGACTATCGGAATAAAAAGGATGCTAAACCCACTCTGCAAAGTGTCCTCGCTCTTTGTATTGGCCTCAATCTTCACCCGGATTTTTGTTATGATCTTATAGACAAGGCTGGATATAACATTTTTATTGGGCGTGAAGAAAATATCATCTATCGCTATCTCATCAATAATCACCACGTGGAAAACATCTATATGTGGAATGAAAAGCTTCGTGATGCCGGGATTCCTCAGCAATTACCCAGCAACGGGAATAAAAATACTGCAATTTAATAATAATTCGGAAGTGCCGCTTCCGGTAAACGCCCTTGTAAATCAAGGCTCTTATGTCGTTTCGACATGAGGGCCTTATTTTTTTGCCCGTTTTACAGGCTTTTTGCGTTTTCGAACCGGAAGTCGCACTTCCTCGTGTAATTCAAGTTTTTCAATAAAATAGTACATGTGAGCTGGTGCTCATGCCATCAAGCGGTACATCCGCAGGCCTCGGATGATCCAGTGCTGCTTGACGGGACAAGTAAATAAGAACAGCTGCCTACTGGATAAGGAAGCTGCAGCCGGAACGGAGAATATCTCCGTCAGGACTGCGGTAGGTATCCTATTGCCTTTTTGCAGCTGACCATGACTTTTCCTCCGTTCCAGGAAATCAACGGAGGAAATTTTATGAACAGTAATGACAAGCAGTACAAAATCTACATCCGCAGCACCAAACAGTGGGTGCCCGTAACCGAAGAAATCTATCTCACCTATTACCGACCCGTATGGCGTAAACAGAAGGCCGCACAAAAAGCCGGTCAGTGCATCTGTCCGAAGAACAAGCTCTGGATATGCGACGGCGATTGCGCTATGTGCGAATACCACGCAGCCGGAAACACTATTTCACTCGATGCGCCGATGGAAAACGCAGCCGGTGAGGATTTCTGCCTCTTGGATACTCTTGAGGACAAGGACAGCAGCTTTGCCGACGTCCTTGTGGACAGGCTTCTGCTTGAACAGCTTCTCGACGAGCTTGCGGAGTGTGACCCCGAAGGTAAACGTATCTGTGAACTCATCATGGAGGGTAGCTCCAAGACGGAAATCGCGGATACCCTTCAGCGCGAGTTCGGTGGCGACTGGTACAAGTCAAAAGCCGTTTATCGTGAAAAGCAGGTGCTCGACCAGCTTCGCAAACGCATATTAGGTTTCAAGTAATCACACGGTTGTGCCCTCTGTCAGAGAAATTTGGCGGAGGGCAAAATTATTTTTCTGTTTTTTTGTACGAAGGGCTTCTTTTTTTCCAGTGGGTAGTGAGGACAGGGAAACGAAAAGCCCTCAGATTGGAGGAAGCCCTAATGAACGAGAAAAGACAAGTAACCGACACGGACGAGCAATTAATTGACATCTTGACTGCAATTTCCGTCGTGTCCAAGCGACTGGCGAGAAACCTCACTATCCTCGCTGCACAAAGCAAATCTAAGGAAGGAGAGAAAACGAATGAGCAATATGAGCGAGATGGCATCGACCATCGAAGAATTGCGCAATGTGTGCAACGAACTCGAACAAGTTCGTACTGTTATCAGCGACGCGGCTAACTGGCTGGCGGAGCAATTTAGCGGTGATGAAGCACCGGAAGCGCCCACACCCGTGAAAGAACCACCGCTCACGTTGGAAGCGGTCAGAGCCGTCCTTGCGAATAAGTCCCGTGCGGGCTATACCGCTCAGATTCGCTCTCTGCTCCAGAAGTACGGTGCCGACAAGCTGTCGGGCGTTGACCCCGCTAATTACAAGGCGCTGCTTGCCGATGCGGAGGAACTGAACAATGCCACCTAAAGGACACGCAGTACTATCTGCATCATCTTCTGAGCGCTGGCTTCACTGTCCTCCCTCCGCTCGGCTCTGCGAGAGCTATGAGGATAAAGGCTCGGACTACGCCGCTGAAGGCACCGATGCTCACGAGCTTTGTGAATATAAGCTCCGCAAAGCGCTGGGTATGGAAGCACAGGACCCAACTGAAAACCTTACATGGTTCAACGAAGAAATGTCGGACTGTGCCAATGGTTATGCTGCCTATGTTCTTGAACAGATGGAAGCCGCAAAGCAGACCTGCGCTGACCCCGTCGTCTTGATTGAACAGCGCGTAGACTTTTCCCGCTGGGTTGAGTCAGGCTACGGCACCGCCGACTGCATCATTATCGCGGACGGCACCTTGCAGATCATTGACTACAAGCATGGGTTGGGCGTGCTCGTAAGCGCAGAGGAAAACCCGCAGATGCAGTGTTACGCACTCGGTGCACTGGAGCTTTTCGACTACATTTACGACATCGACTCGGTGCGCATGACCATCTACCAGCCCCGCCGCGACAATGTCAGCACCTACGAAATCTCAAAGGACGAGCTCTACCGCTGGGCGGACGAAGTGCTCAAGCCCACAGCCGACCTTGCTTTCGCCGGTGATGGTAACTTCCTCTGCGGGGAATGGTGCGGCTTTTGCAAGGCAAAGCACGATTGCCGAGCCAGAGCCGACGCCAACATGGAGCTTGCCCGCTATGACTTTAAGCTGCCTCCTCTGCTGACAGATGAGGAGGTCGAAAAAATTATCTCCCGTGTTGATGACCTTGTCGCATGGGCATCGGATATCAAGGACTACGCACTGCAACAGGCTATCAGCGGTAAGGAATGGAACGGCTGGAAACTGGTCGAAGGTCGCTCCAACCGCAAATACACAAACGAAACAGCAGTCGCCGGTGCTGTCACCGACGCTGGCTTTGACCCTTACGAGCGCAAGGTGCTCGGTGTCACCGCCATGCAGAAGCTGCTCGGCAAATCCCGCTTTGAAGAACTCCTCGCGGCGCATATCGAAAAACCGCAGGGTAAACCCACGCTCGTCCCGGAGAGTGATAAGCGTCCGGCGATGAACACAGCCAAGAATGATTTTATGGAGGAAAACGATTATGAATAACAACACAAACAAGGTAAGCAACCCGATGAAGGTTATCACTGGTCCTGACACCCGCTGGTCTTACGCCAACGTCTGGGAGGCAAAGTCTATCAACGGCGGCACTCCGAAGTTCTCGGTCAGCCTCATCATCCCGAAGTCCGATACCAAGACGGTCGCAAAGGTCAAGGCTGCGATTGAAGCTGCCTACCATGAAGGTGAGTCCAAGCTCAAGGGCAACGGAAAGTCCGTGCCTCCGATGGCGGCTCTCAAGACCCCTCTCCGCGATGGTGACTCAGAACGTCCCGACGATGACGCTTACACCAATGCTTACTTTATCAACGCCAATGCGACTACTGCTCCCGGTATCGTGGATGCTGACCGCAATCCTATCCTGACCCGCTCCGAGGTGTATTCCGGTGTGTATGGCAGAGCCAGCATCAGCTTCTATGCCTTTAACAGCAACGGCAACAAGGGCATTGCCTGTGGTCTCAACAACCTGCAGAAGGTGCGCGACGGCGAGCCTCTCGGCGGTAAGATAAGTGCTGAGTCCGACTTCGCCACTGACGATGACGACGAGTTCTTGAACTGATGAGGTGCTGATATGGAATTCTACGAATTTGCAAAGCACTTTGTTGTATGCGGAGCTTTCGGAGCACTTGTCGGCTTGATGAGCTGGTCTTTTGGATACTGGATTTACCAGTTGGTTGCCTACATCTGCAAAAAGGTCAAAGCACATAAAGAGAAAAAAGCTGTTAAATAGCTGGACAACAACTAAAAGGATTCAGGGCGGCGGCGACTTGTTCAATGCCGCCCTGTCCGTATAGGAGGACGAAATGAAATCACTCAGTATAGATATTGAGACATTTTCCAGTGTGAGCCTTGCCAAGTCAGGCGTTTACCGCTATGTCGAAGCGCCGGATTTTGAAATATTGCTGTTCGGTTATTCTGTGGACGGTGGCGAAGTACAGGTCGTCGATCTTGCCTGCGGCGAGAAGATACCAGATACGATTATCGCCGCTCTCATTGATGGAGCAGTTACAAAATGGGCCTTCAACGCAAACTTTGAGAGGATCTGCCTGTCTCGCTTTCTTGGACTCCCTACCGGCGAATACATCAACCCTGCCTCATGGAAATGTTCGATGGTATGGGCAGCGACGATGGGATTGCCATTGTCGCTGGAAGGCGTCGGCTCGGTGCTTAAGCTGGACAAGCAGAAACTCACCGAAGGCAAGGACCTCATCAAATTTTTCTGTCAGCCTTGTACGCCCACAAAAGCTAACGGTGAACGAACCCGTAATTATGCGCATCACGCTCCGGACAAGTGGTCAGCGTTCAAAAAATATAACATCCGCGATGTTGAGGCAGAAATGTCGATACAGGCGCGGCTTGCCAAGTTTCCAGTGTCGGAGTCCATTTGGGACGAATATCACCTCGACCAAGAGATAAATGACCGAGGTGTTGCGCTGGATATAGCGCTGGTACAGGAAGCCATCGAAATAGACGGTCGCTCCCGCTCCGAGCTCACTGCCGCTATTAAGCACATTACCGAGCTTGATAATCCTAACTCAGTACAGCAGATGAAGCAGTGGCTTGCCGAAAACGGCATGGAGACCGACACACTCGGCAAAAAGGCTGTCGTGGATCTGCTCAAGACCGCGCCGCCGGTACTCGCCGATGTGCTTCTGCTCAGGCAGCAGCTTGCAAAATCGTCGGTGAAAAAGTATCAGGCGATGGAAAACGCGGTCTGCGCCGACGGTCGTGCTCGTGGGATGTTTCAGTTCTACGGTGCAAATCGTACCGGGCGCTGGGCAGGTCGGCTCATCCAGATGCAAAACCTACCGCAAAACCATCTGGAGGATTTAGCTGAAGCCCGCAGCCTCGTTCGTGTCGGCGACTTTGATGCTCTTAAAATGCTCTACGAGGATGTGCCGGATACCCTCTCTCAGCTAATACGCACTGCTTTTATTCCGAGAAATGGTGCAAAGTTTATCGTTTCCGACTTCAGTGCCATCGAAGCCCGCGTGATTGCGTGGCTTGCCGGAGAAAAATGGAGACAGGAAGTGTTTGAGGGCGGCGGTGACATTTACTGTGCGTCCGCGTCGCAGATGTTCAAGGTGCCGGTCGAGAAGCATGGCATAAACGGTCACTTAAGGCAGAAAGGCAAAATTGCAGAACTTGCACTCGGTTATGGCGGCTCAGTTGGTGCGCTCAAAGCAATGGGCGCTCTTGATATGGGCTTGAACGAAGATGAGCTTCAGCCGCTGGTCACAGCGTGGCGGCAAGCTAATCCGCACATTGTGCAGTTCTGGTGGGACGTTGACCGTGCTGCTACAGAGGCAGTTCGGGACAAGCGCATCAGCGTCACTCACGGCATCAAGTTCTACTGCCAGAGTGCGATGCTGTTCATCGTGCTCCCGTCCGGCAGACAGCTCGCCTATGTAAAGCCGCGCATGGGTGAAAACCAGTTCGGTGGGTATTGCATCACCTACGAAGGCGTCGGCGGCACAAAGAAATGGGAGAGGCTTGATTCATACGGTCCGAAATTTGTGGAAAACATTGTTCAGGCGACCGCCCGCGATATTCTCTGCTATGCCATGCAGACGCTCCGCTGCTGCTCCATCGTCATGCATATACACGACGAACTTGTTATCGAAGCGGACCCGCGTATGTCTTTAGCAGCGGTTTGTGAGCAAATGGGTAGAACTCCGCCGTGGGCAAAAGGCTTACTGCTACGCGCCGATGGCTACGAAACAGATTTTTATAAAAAAGATTAGAAGATTTTTGTACGACGGGGCTTCTTTTTTCCAGTGGGTAGTAGAGACGGACAAGAAGCCCGTCGTGAAAGGAGCGTTCCCATTGAGTATAAACAAATTCAACAGCGAGGGCTATTACGACCCTACCGCCTTTGAAGCTATGACAAGGATTGAAAAAGAGGAACGTGCGCTTCGTGCCTTCCGACCTATCGTATATATCTGTTCGCCGTTTTCAGGTGACGTGGAAGGCAACGTGAAAGCCGCGCAAGGCTACAGCCGGTATGCCGTTGACAAAGGTTATATCCCTATCGCGCCACATCTGTTGTTTCCGCAGTTTCTGGACGACAACAATCCGAAGGAGCGCGAGCTGGGGCTATTTTTCGGAAATGCCCTGATGAGCAAGTGCTCGGAGGTCTGGGTATTCGGCTGCAACATCTCATCCGGCATGGAAGCCGAAATCAAGCGGGCAAAGTGGAAAAGCTACCGCCTGCGATACTTTACCGAAGAATGTGAGGAGGTAACAGAATGAACAGCACTTATAACAGGCAGGAAGTTCAGGAATGCTTGATTGTCAATATGGCGCAAGTCCTGTCCAGAGAAGAATATGCAAAATTTAAATCCGCTTTAGAGGAAATGACAGATGAGGACTTCTGGCAGTTTGTTGCAGAGGGTCTCGCTACCGCTCCTAAGGGTGTGGGTTATAAGGAGCAAGCAAAACTGGTCAATGAAATCAGAAGCATTAACGGAATAACTCCTAAAAATTCAGCTATGAACGACGTGAAGCTACAGGTGGTGTCAGAAGAAATGAGCCGACAGGTGTGGAACCGTATAATCGCATCACGCCCCAGCGATGTAATAAAGCTGACTGGCGATGAAGATAGTCGGCTTATTCACTTGTGGGAAAAGAGCACCGAAAACGTCTCTATCCCATCTGACCTCTTTTTTGCAGGTACGATTCCGCTTTTGGATTGCAGAATCGTTATCGACGAAACCGAATGCTGTAGTAACGGCAAGGTCGTGTCCTACAGAGTAGTCATTTTCTCAGACTATGCAGAACGGCTTCGTTTGGCTGAGATTGACGAGCCGGTTACAGTTGGCGCTATCGTCAACGACCCTATCAACGGTGCATATTCTTTTATTCCTTTTCATGTGGTAAAAGGCGTAGACAGTATCCTGTTCAGTGGGATGGCTTATCATGGCTTGCCCGAAAAATACATTCAGCAGGCCAAGGAAACTGTAACTATGCAGCAGGTAACGCAAATGGCCATAGCCTTTTTGGAAACGTGGTACGGAATTCAGATTGCTCTCCTGCACCCGACCATGCGTGAGGTGTTTCGCCACCCAAGAACAGCGCCGGACACTACTGATGTACCCACGCGGACAGGCAAACGTAAGAATCGCGTAAAGTACATCAAGGTGCACGTTATCAACAGTGATGAAATGAACGCTGCTATGTATGGCGAGTCCAAGACCTTCACCCGCCATGCCCTTGTTTGGTACGTTATAGGACATTGGCGTAATTTTGCCGACGGAAGAAAAGTCTTTGTGAAGCCCTTCTGGAAAGGGCCGCTCCGCGAACTTAAAGAAAAAATTGAAATGAGAGAACGAGAAATAGTTCAGGCTACAGGAGGTGTCTGCAATGCTGGTTAAAATATCTGTCTGCAATCGCAGGACGGACAAGAAATATAAGAACAAGGAGCTGGAATGGGCATATATCACCGACCGTAACCGTAATCCCATCCGCACCTCTGAAACGGCGGAGGAATACCCGAAGCTGTCAAAAGCACAGCGCGGTGAGCTCAAGGACATCGGCGGTCTGGTCGGCGGCTGGCTGAAGGACGGAATCCGCAAAAACGGGAACGTGACCTTTCGCACATTGGGCTTGCTCGACGCAGACATTGTACCCGCCGATGCGGATTTCCAAAACATCGTCCGCACGGCACTCGACGGCGTTACCTATTTTCTCTATTCCACACATAGCCACACACCCGAAACGCCGCGCTTCCGCATCGTCATTCTTTTCGACCGTGAGGTCAGCGAGGACGAGTATCCCGCAGCTATGAGGATGGTCGCAAAGCAAATCGGCATGGACTATTTTGACGATTCCACCTATGAAGCCAATCGCATGATGTATTGGGCTTCCTGCCCGTCGAACGGCGAGTTCGTTTTCGATGAGCAATCCGGCGACCCGCTCAAGGTGGATAAGTATCTCGGTATGTACGCCGATTGGCGCGATGTTTCTCAATGGCCTACCTCCTCACGACAGTCGGAAGCGGTGAAACGTGAGGTGGCAAAGCAGGAAGACCCGCTATCGAAGCGAGGTGTGGTCGGCGCGTTCTGTCGTGCCTACTCAATTACATCGGCAATCGAGAAGTTTCTGCCGGAGGTTTATTCGCCCTCGGTTATAGAAAGCCGTTACGATTATATCCTCGGTGAGGGCACTGCCGGTGTCGTTGTTTACGATGACAAGTTCACCTACAGCCATCATGCGACAGACCCTGCTTGCGGAAAGTTACTAAACGCCTTTGACCTCGTGCGCATACACAAATTCGGTGGCGACGACGAGAAAAAGTCCTTTGCCGCTATGACGGATTTTGCAATAAAGGATGATGACGTAAAGTCGCAGCTTGCGACGGAGCGCATGGAACAGGCAAACACCGACTTCTCCGATGCCGATTGGCAGAAGGCTCTGGTGCTGGACAAACAGGGACACGTCAAGGATACGCTCGACAATCTCGTACTTATCCTGCGCCATGATGAGGCTCTGCAGCATATCGCGTTCAACTGTCACCGTGATGGCATCGACGCAAAGGGCGGTCTGCCGTGGGAGCAGCTCAAAGAAGGCTGGAACGACTCCGACAACGCTGCGCTCAAGGTGTATCTGTCAAACACGTACGGCCTCTATTCACCTACCAAGACGAAGGATGCTGTGTTGGCGGTCGCCGCTGAAAAGGCATATCACCCCATAAAGGAGTACCTGGAGGCGCTGCCAGCTTGGGATGGCACTCCCCGTGTGGAGACACTGTTCATTGATTATTTCGGCGCGGCGGACACTACTTACACAAGAGCAGTCAGTCGCAAATCTATGGTGGCGGCGGTAGCTCGAATCTATCACCCCGGCACAAAGTTCGACAGTGTTCCAATATTGAACGGACCTCAGGGCATCGGCAAATCGACCTTCTTTGCAAAGCTGGCTGGCGAGTGGTTTTCGGACAGCCTGACACTTACGGATATGCGCGATAAGGCAGGACCCGAAAAGCTGCAGGGCTATTGGATACTGGAGCTTGGCGAACTTGCCGGAATGCGCAAGGCGGATGTCGAAACAGTGAAGTCCTTCATCTCCCGTGTGGACGATAAGTATCGCGCCAGCTACGGCGTGAGCGTGGAGAGCCACCCTCGGCAGTGCGTCATTGTCGGGTCGACAAATGCGGAGTCCGGCTTTCTTCGAGACATCACTGGCAACAGGCGCTTTTGGCCTATTCCAGTCAGCGGTAGCTCGCGTAAAAAGGCATGGCAGATTACACAGGACGAGGTTGCTCAGATATGGGCCGAAACACTCATGCTTTATCACCGTGGCGAAAAGCTCTATCTTGAAGGCGACGATGCGATTCAGGCAGTAGCGGAGCAGGCGGATGCTATGGAGACAGATGAGCGCGAAGGGCTGGTGCGGCAGTACCTTGATACCTTGCTGCCGGACAACTGGGATGAGCTCGACATTTTTGAGCGCCGCAACTTTTTGAGCGGCACTGGTGTTGCTGACATCGGCAAACAAGGCACAGTGCAGCGCAAGCTGGTATGCAATCTGGAAATCTGGTGCGAGTGCTTTGGTAAAGACCCGTCAGCACTAAAGAAGGTGGACTCCTATGAACTCGGCTCTATCATGCAAAAACTGGAGTCTTGGGAGAAGTACACTGGAACAAGACAAGGAACAAGCAACTTCACCCACTACGGAAAACAGCGAGCTTATTCCAGAAAGTAACGGAACGAGCGGACTCGTTCCCACGCTTGTTCCAGTGCTTGTTACGGCTTAATCCCTTATAGAATGGAGGTTTTCGGGCATTGCGGAACAAGAGAACAAGAATTTACCTATTGGTATATATCATAAAAAAAGAGGTAGTAAAGGAACGCAAATATGGGTGCGTGCGCGTGTATAGGAAATGTTGTTCTTCTTGTTCCGCTTGTTCCGGCAGAAAAATATGAGAGAAAAAACGATAGAACACAAGTTGACAATCGCGGCAAAAAACATGGGAGGCATCGCGCTGAAGTTCGTAAGTCCGGGTATTGACGGAATGCCTGACCGCATCGTGCTTTTGCCGGACGGTCATGTGGGCTTCGTGGAAGTAAAGTCAATGGGCTGCAAGCCACGACCGCTTCAATTGGCAAGACACCGGCTCCTGCGAGGACTTGGCTTCAAAGTATACGTGCTGGATCATGAACAGCAGATTGGAGGGATTCTTGATGAAATACGAACCACATAACTACCAGACCTTTGCTATCAATTACATCGAGGTACACCCAATCGCCGCTGTTCTGCTTGACATGGGTCTTGGCAAAACGAGCATCACGCTTACCGCGCTAAATGACCTACTGTTTGACAGCTTCGAGGCACATCATATTCTGGTCATTGCACCACTGCGAGTAGCGCGGGACACATGGCCTGCTGAAGTAGATAAGTGGGATCACCTACAGAGCCTCATTTACTCCGTGGCAGTAGGCACCGAGGCAGAACGCCGGTCAGCACTTTTGAAGCCCGCCGACATCTATATCATCAACCGCGAAAATGTCCAGTGGCTTATTGAGGGCAGCAAGCTGCCATTCAATTATGACACCGTTGTAGTGGACGAACTTTCCTCCTTCAAGAATTATCAAGCAAAGCGGTTCAGGGCGATGATGAAAGTCCGACCGACCGTTAAACGCATCATCGGGCTGACCGGCACCCCTTCTGCAAACGGACTCATGGATTTATGGGCGGAATTCCGGCTTCTGGATATGGGTGCTCGGCTCGGACGGTTCATCAGCCACTACCGGCTTGAATACTTCCAGCCGGACAAGCGTAACGGGCAGGTCATATTCAGTTACAAGCCACTACCCGGAGCGGAACAGCGGATATATGACAAAATCTCCGACATCACCATCAGCATGAAATCCACCGACCACCTAAAAATGCCGGAGCTGGTCAGCAGTGAATATACTGTCCACCTGTCCGACGAGGAGCTCCAGCGTTACGATGAGTTAAAAAGCGATCTCGTGTTGCAACTCCCTAATGGCGAAATCACAGCGGCAAATGCTGCCGCTCTCACCGGCAAGCTGTGCCAGATGGCAAACGGCGCTATTTATTCCGACGATAGCAGCACCATCACGATTCACGACCGAAAGCTGGACGCACTGGAGGACATTATTGAAGCCGCTGGTGACAAGCCACTTCTGGTGGCGTACTGGTTTAAGCATGACCTCGCCCGCATTACCGAGCGGCTGCAAAAGCTCCATATTCCGTTCTCCAAGCTGGACAGTGCCGAAAGCATCAAACGATGGAATGATGGTGAGCTTCCCGTGGCACTGGTACATCCCGCCTCTGCCGGTCATGGGCTAAACCTGCAAAGTGGCGGTTCCTGCATCGTCTGGTTCGGGCTGACCTGGTCACTGGAGCTTTATCAGCAGACCAATGCACGCCTTTGGCGACAGGGACAGAGTGCCAAAACAGTTGTGGTGCAGCACATCGTTACCAAAGGCACTATCGATGAACGCATCCTGAAGGTGTTATCCAAGAAGGACAGCACACAGGCTGCGTTAATCGAAGCGGTAAAAGCCGACCTGTAAATCTGAGACAATCAACGACAATCCGTGCCAATCCGAGAGAAATAAAAATATCGGAGGTACAGATTATGAATCCATACGAAGAACTGGCAAACGCCATCGTGCTGCAAGCTGTCAAGGACTACCGGCTACATGACGATGAACAGGAGCTTGCCAGCATCGAGCGCTTCTTCCGTTCCGGCTGGTTTAGCACCCTGACAAGCATCAACCCAGAAATGCTGATCTCCAAGCTGAGAAAGGAGAAGGTTCGCTATGACTACTAAAACCTACCTTTCACAGGCGCGTTATCTGGACATGCGTATCAAGTCCAAGCTCCAGCAGGTTGATTCCCTGAATGAACTGGCGACGACCTGCACTTCTGTATTGACGGGTATGCCGCGCAATCCCAGCGGCTCTGTCTCCCGCATGGCTGACGCTGTATGTAAAATCGTTGACCTGCAGAACGACATCAACCGTGACATTGATACGCTTGTTGACCTTAAGAAAGAAATCATGGGCGTCATCAAAGCTGTGGTAAATCCGGAGCACCAGACCCTTTTGGAGAAGCGTTACCTCTGCTTCCTTTCTTGGGAGAAAATTGCGGTGGACATGGGCTACGACCTGCGCTACACACACAAGCTCCACATTCGGGCGCTGGAGGAATGTATTATCCCCGCTCCTCCTGAAGTGGACACGAAAAGACACTGAAAGACACCTGCCTCTTATGATAGTATTATAATAGGAAAACAGAATCCAAGAGAGCCTTGTGGGAGCAATCCCGCAGGGCTTTTCTTATGCCCGCAAGGAGGTGAACCAATGCCCTACAAACCCAAACGTCCCTGTGCTTACCCCGGCTGCGGTCGGCTCGCTGAGCGTGAGCAATACTGTGCCGAGCACCAGAAGGTCATGGACAAACAGTACAACCAGTACGAACGCGACCCTGCATCCAATAAGCGGTACGGTCGTGCTTGGAAGCGTATCCGTGACCGTTATATAAAAGCGCATCCACTCTGCGAGGAGTGTCAGAAGCAAGGCAAGCTTACGCCTGCTGAGGAAGTCCACCACATCCTTCCGCTCTCCAAAGGTGGTAGCAGCAGTGCCGACAATCTCATGGCGCTGTGCCATAGCTGTCACGCCCGCATCACTGTGGAGATGGGTGACCGCTGGCACGACCGATGATTGGAGGAACAATGGAATACAAAAGAACCTGTGCTGCCTGTGGCAGCTTTTTTGTTACCCAAAACGAGAATCAAAGTTGTTGTTCTTCTGAATGCGGGCTGCAGCTCGGGCGGCGTAATAAAAAGAAATATTACACCTGCCAGTATTGTGGTGAGCAGTTTTGGAAGCCAGATGCTTTTTGTAAAAAATACTGCAGCAAGGAGTGCCAGATGGCCGCCAGACGTGATGAGGCTATGAAACGTCACCTGAATCTGTCTCCGGCCTCTGAGCCGGAAGTATATCAGCATGAGTGTTTGTGGTGCAAAGAACAGTTTGAAACGCCGTATCCGAATAAACTGTACTGTTCTCCTGAGTGCGCCTACGAAGGAAACAAGCGCATGAAACGACAGCAATGGACTGACGCGTACGCACCACACATTTTTACCTGTTTAGAGTGTGGTGTGGAAGTCAAAACGGAATGCGGTGACAAACATTCGCTTTTCTGTTCGGAAAGGTGCATGGAGAAGTATCATTCGCGGATTTATAAAAAGCAGCGCAAGCAACAAATGCGGAGCGCTTGGGTAGAACCTGTGACTTTTGATGCTGTTTATTATCGCAGTAACGGCGTTTGTGGCATCTGTGGTTTGCCTGTTTCTTATGACAAATCACCATCTGATATCTGGGCGGCTACAATCGACCACATTGTTCCGTTGTCACGCGGCGGTAAACATGAGCTATCTAATTGCCAGCTTGCACACAGGCTATGTAATTCAACGAAGCAGGACGACATCGAAGACTACCATATTGATTGGGCAGAGAAAAATAAGTTAGACAATGGGAGATGGACAGATGCCCTCACGAAGTATTCTCTTCATACGAGAATGCAAGCTGCGCTATAGGCGGGCTGGGGTCAATCCATCCTGAAACTTAAAATTGAAGGACAGCGGCGTGGGGCTTCGTGTTGAAAAACGCAGTTTCAAAGGGTTGAATAGCCCAAGTTAAAAAGGAGTGTGATGAATATGGCGAAAGACGGCACCTGTAGAGGCGGTGCCAGAGTCGGTGCTGGCGCTAAAAAGAAGCCTCTCGCCGATAAAATATCCGCCGGTAATCCGGGCGGCAGGAAGCTGACGGTAATGGAGTTCACTGATGCGCCCGCGCTCGAAGGCTATGAAATGCCGGAGCCAAACAAAATGCTGTCAGCAGAGCAAAAGGATGGTACGACACTTGCCGCCGCTGAAATATATAAAAACACATGGGAGTGGCTTAATGCACGAGGCTGCGCTGCGCTCGTTTCTCCACAGCTACTGGAACGTTACGCTATGAGCGTGGCTCGATGGATTCAGTGCGAGGAAGCGGTGTCAAGTTTCGGCTTTCTGGCGCGGCACCCTACCACCGGCAATGCTATCCAAAGCCCGTATGTGGCGATGGGACAAAACTACATGAGCCAAACAAACCGCCTGTGGTATGAAATATTCCAGATTGTGAAGGAAAACTGCACCGGCGAATACAGCGGCTCGAATCCGCAAGATGACGTTATGGAACGGCTTTTGACCGCTCGGAGAGGAAAATAAAATATGACTACTTACAAAACCGCCGAAAGTGTATGCATGGGGCACCCGGATAAGCTGTGCGACCTCATCGCCGACAGCATTCTGGATGCATGTCTCAGAAAAGATAAATCCGCTCGCGTCGCCTGCGAAGTAATGGCGACCAAGGGAAAAATCATCGTTGCGGGCGAAATCACCTGTGACGGCAAAGTGGATATCCGTTGGGAGGTGCGCGAAGTCCTCCGAAAGGTCGGCTACAATCCGTGGAAGTTTACTGTCTTTGTGTTTGTCCACAAGCAGAGCGCAGACATCAGCGCAGGAGTTACCACTGCGCTCGAAGCCAGAAATGGCAGCGAGGAACGTTACGCTTCCATCGGCGCTGGCGATCAAGGCACTGTTTACGGTTACGCCACCAGCGAAACCCGCGAGATGCTGCCGCTTCCTGTGGTGTTGGCACATCGTATTTGTAAACGCGTAGATACCGTCCGCAAGGATAAAATCGTGAAAGGCATTCTGCCGGACGGCAAGGCGCAGGTCACGGTTGAATACAAGGATGGAAAGCCGAAGCGCGTGAAAACAATCGTAGTTTCCGTTCAGCATGAAGCCAGCAAGACACAGGAGCAGCTTTGCTCCGACATCAAGCAGAACGTGCTCTGGCAGTGCTTCGAGGACTTTCCGTTTGATGATGACACAGAAATCCTCGTCAATCCCTCCGGCAGATTTGTCGAGGGTGGACCCGCAGCTGACACTGGCTTGACTGGTCGAAAGATGATGGTGGACACCTACGGAGGGCTTGCTCTCCACGGCGGAGGAGCGTTCAGTGGAAAAGACCCAACGAAGGTCGACCGCAGCAGCGCTTATATGGCGCGGTACATCGCAAAGAATATCGTCTGGAGCGGCCTCGCGAATAAATGCGGAGTCGCTCTTTCTTATGCCATCGGAAAGGCTGATCCCGTGGCTGTGGACATCGACACATTTGGCACGAGCGCTCTTTCCAACGAGGCTCTGCGTGAGATTGTGATGTCAGTGTTCAACCTGCGTCCGGCGGCGATCATCGAGAAACTGCACCTGCGTAACGCCATCTACGAGGACACCGCGACCTACGGGCACTTCAATTCCTGCTTGTTCCCGTGGGAGGATACCAGCATGAGTCTATACAACGAACTAAGAAAGGCGGCTGAAGCGTATGCAGATAGAAAAATTGAAAATTGAGCAGCTTATCCCGTCTGACTACAATCCACGTAAAGACCTGAAGCCCGGTGATGCCGAATACGATAAGCTAAAGCGCTCCATTGAACAATTCGGATACGTCGAGCCGGTCATCTGGAATAAGACCACCGGGCGTGTCGTTGGCGGACATCAGCGTTTAAAGGTGCTCATCGATATGGGCATCACCGAGGTGGAATGTGTCGTCGTCGAGCTGACGGAGACAAAGGAAAAGGCGCTCAATGTGGCGCTCAATAAAATATCCGGCGATTGGGATAAAGATAAGCTGGCGCTGCTTATTGCGGACCTGCAAGGCTCCGATTTCGACGTTTCGCTCACGGGCTTCGACCCATCCGAACTGGATGACCTATTCAAAAGCAGCATCAAGGATGGTCTGCACGATGACAATTTTGATGTTGATGAGGAGCTCAAGCAGCCGCCGGTCACTAAGCTCGGCGACCTCTGGATACTCGGTCGGCATCGACTGGTTTGTGGAGACAGTACTAAAGCAGAAACTTTCGCCGTTCTTATGGATGACCGCAAGGCGAATCTGGTCATCACAGACCCGCCTTATAATGTAAACTACGAAGGCAGCGCCGGAAAAATCAAGAACGACAACATGGCAAACGATGCTTTTTACAATTTCCTGCTGGCAGCTTTCCAGAACACTGAGGCGGTCATGGCGGATGACGCCAGCATATACGTTTTCCATTCCGACACCGAAGGACTCAATTTCAGAAGAGCTTTTTCGGATGCCGGCTTTTATTTGTCCGGTTGCTGTATATGGAAAAAGCAATCGCTGGTGCTGGGGCGTTCTCCGTATCAGTGGCAGCACGAGCCTGTGCTCTACGGCTGGAAGAAAAGCGGCAAGCATCAGTGGTACAGTGGACGCAAGGAAACGACCATCTGGGAGTTTGACAAACCCAAAAAGAATGGCGACCACCCTACAATGAAGCCTATCCCGCTGCTGGCTTATCCTATTATGAACAGCAGCATAACAAATACGCTGGTGCTCGACCCCTTCGGTGGCTCAGGCTCCACGCTCATCGCCTGTGAACAGGCCGACCGCTCCTGCGCCACCATTGAGCTTGACGAGAAGTTCTGCGATGTCATCGTGAAGCGGTATATCGAGCAGGTCGGTGCGGCGGACAAGATATTCGTCCAGCGTGACGGACTGACCTATTGCTACGCTGAAGTGGCTGTAAAATCGGACTGAATTACACAGGCGATGCCGCTTCTATTTGGTACATATATATCGCGGAATTGTCTTGCTATATACAGGCTTTAGAGTGATATATGTACGTACAAAAGCCGAAGCATCGGCTCAAAGAAAGGCGGCAGACACAATGGAAAACAAGGATTTTAAACTCAGGTACAATCTGACCGGCAGCGACCGCAAGCGGCTCGTAACATCGATTGCGGAGATTTTGAACAGCCCTGCAAAGTACAAAGGCGCTCCTTCCTTCGGCTATGAGGTGGACTACTTCACCATCGACAAGAATGGCACGATCCGCTTCGACGACCGCGCCGACAGCGAGGAAATCGAAAAGCTCATCGAGCGGCTGCACGAGCAGGGCTTTGAAGCGGAACCGCGCTTCGAGGATTTGCAGATGACCGAGGAAGAAGAACTGGGGCTTGGCAGACAGCACCGCGACCCGGTTGGCGAAGATGGTATGCAGGCAAGTGATGTGCCGGGCGAGGGCATCGGGCTGGTGATTGAGATGCCCCGTTCCTCATTTACCGACACTGCGCTCGAAAATCTCAAGCGGTTGGTGGAAAGCAAGAAAAGCCTCATAAGCAAGGCTCTCGGATGTCAAGACATCGACCTTGATATTGCCGATGAGAGGGTACGGTTCCCGTGGTTTGAGGACGGCACCGACCCGGACGCGGTCAAGGCATACACACATTTCGTCACAGCGCTTTGCGAGATGGCAAAGACTCAAAAGCGCGTTACCGCAAAGGAAAAAGATACAGACAATGACAAGTACGCATTCCGCTGCTTTCTGCTCCGTCTGGGCTTCATTGGTGATGGGTACAAGGAGGCGCGAAAGATACTGCTCCGCAACCTTTCTGGAAGCGGCGCATTCAAGAGCGGAAACCCGAAGGTGCAGGAACTGGTCGAGTGCATCAATGCAGATGCCGGTCTCTATGATGATGTGATGAGCCTACAGGACAAGGAGGTGGGCAGCGATGAATAACCGCTTCCCTTCGAGGGAGCTTGTTGAGAGCCTCCGCAAGCGTTACCCGGTTGGCTGCCGTGTAGAGCTTGTCCGAATGGAGGACCCACAAGCGCCGCCGGTCGGCACAAAAGGCACCGTGCGCGGCGTGGACGACATCGGCTCGGTCATGGTCGCGTGGGACAACGGCTGCGGCCTGTCCGTGGCTTACGGTGAGGACGCCTGCAAGGTGGTGAGCGGCGATGAGTGAAACGGTCAAGAAGCAGATTCTTGCCATCCGCGACACTGGGCTGACGAATATGTTCGATGTACGAACGGTGCAGCGCATCGCCAACGACATGGAATTCTACGAGCTGGTGGTGTATCTGGAGGAGCATCGACGCGAATACGCGCATTTCATTCTCACCGGCGAAGCGTAAACTACACAATTTCGGCGGCGAAATTCGCTGTAAAGATCGTATAGTTTATGCCGGTATATATCGCAGAATTGCCTTGCTATAGTGTGCTTTTAGAGCGATTATGTGTATAACAAAACAAAGGAGGCACACCCCACCATGACAGACAAGCAGTTGAAACAGGCAAAAAGCCAGCTCCCGCAGGGCGAGCGCTTCGACCGAGCCTACAGCGCCTTTGAAGGCGGCATACGCCTGATTTCAAAGAAGCCGGGCGGCGAGGAAACCCGCTACAAGGTACACTTCGATGCGGACGGAAACGTCAGCCTCGAAAAGTTCTAAGCACAGCAACCGGGAACAGCCCTTGACGGGGCTGTATCTCGTACAAATAGATTATGAAGGCACCGCAGGGTGTCTATTTTTATGCCCGAAAGGAGGCGGCGACCATTGCGAAAACTGAAAAAGTACAAACAGACACGCTTCAAAGTGCAGGATTCGACCTATGACAAAGAAGCCGCCGACTACGCCGTGGCGTTCATTGAATCTCTCTGTCACACCAAAGGGACGTGGGCCGGAAAGCCCTTCGAACTTATCGACTGGCAGGAACAAATTATCCGTGACATCTTTGGAACACTGAAACCCAACGGTTACCGGCAGTTCAATACGGCCTATGTAGAGATACCAAAGAAGATGGGCAAGAGTGAACTTGCCGCCGCCATAGCTCTGCTACTGACTTGTGGCGACAACGAAGAACGCGCCGAGGTTTATGGCTGTGCTGCTGACCGAAACCAAGCGTCCATCGTTTTCAATGTGGCGGCGGACATGGTGCGGATGTGTCCGGCTTTGTCGAAGCGTGTCAAAATCCTCGACGCTACAAAGCGGCTCATCTTCCAGCCGACCGGGAGCATCTATCAGGTGCTTTCGGCCGATGTGGGCAACAAGCACGGCTTCAATACCCACGGCGTGGTGTTCGACGAGCTACATACGCAGCCGAATCGTAAGCTCTACGATGTCATGACAAAAGGCAGCGGCGATGCGAGAATGCAGCCGCTGTATTTTTTGATCACTACCGCCGGAGATAACCAACACAGCATCTGCTGGGAGGTTCATCAAAAGGCGCTGGACATTATTGATGGAAGAAAGCACGACCCCACTTTCTATCCCGTCATTTACGGTGCGGCGCAGGAGGACGACTGGACAGACCCCAAGGTGTGGAAGAAGGCAAATCCCTCTCTCGGCATCACAGTCGGCATGGATAAGGTTAAGGCGGCGTTTGAATCAGCTCGGCAAAATCCAGCCGAAGAGAACAGTTTCCGTCAGCTCCGCCTCAATCAGTGGGTCAAACAGGCGGTGCGCTGGATGCCGATGGACAAGTGGGATAAATGCGCGTTTGCGGTTGACCCGGAGGTTTTACGTGGCAGGGTTTGTTATGGTGGTCTTGATCTTTCCAGCAGCACCGACATCACGGCTTTTGTGCTGGTGTTTCCTCCTGCCGACGAGGAAGATAAGTACTGCGTTCTGCCGTACTTCTGGATACCAGAGGATAATATCGACCTGCGTGTTCGGCGCGACCATGTAAATTATGATGTTTGGAAAAAGCAGGGCTTTCTGCAAACTACCGAGGGCAATGTGGTGCATTACGGCTATATCGAGCAGTTCATTGAATCCCTCGGTGAGAAATACAACATCCGTGAGATTGCTTTCGACCGCTGGGGCGCGGTACAGATGACGCAAAACCTCGAAACGCTCAGCTTCTCGGTTGTGCCGTTCGGTCAGGGCTTTAAAGATATGTCTCCACCGACCAAGGAACTCATGAAGTTAACACTGGAGGAAAAAATCGCTCACGGCGGACACCCCGTCCTACGCTGGATGATGGACAACATATATATCCGCACCGACCCTGCAGGAAATATCAAGGCGGACAAGGAGAAATCAACCGAAAAGATAGACGGCGCGGTCGCCACCATTATGGCGCTCGACCGTGCAATTCGGTGCGGTAACGATTCGGGCGAGAGTGTTTATGACAAACGCGGCTTGCTCATTTGGTAAGGAGGTAAAAGCCTATGGGCATATTACAAGGTATATTCAAACCCCGCGACAAGCCTAAAAACCTCGGCAGCGGCAACAGCTTTTTATGGGGTGGCTCGACCTCCGGCAAGGTGGTAAATGAAAAGACCGCCATGCAGATGACAGCGGTGTACTCCTGCGTCCGAATTCTTTCAGAGGCAATCGCAGGACTCCCGCTGTTTGTGTATAAATACGGCGATGACGGCAGTAAGGAAAAGTGCCTCGAACATCCATTATGGCGGGTCCTGCATGATGAGCCAAATCCTGAAATGACGAGTTTCGTATTCAGAGAAACTATGATGAACCACCTGCTTCTCACCGGCAACGCCTATGCTCAGATTATCCGCAACGCCCGTGGCGAGGTTATAGCACTCTATCCGCTCATGCCAGACCGCATGGCCGTGGACAGGGATTCGCAGGGACGACTGTATTACCGTTATCGGAAAAATAGCGATGACGCACCGGAAGTCGGCAAAAACAAGCAAAGCGACATTATCTTCGCTCCCTCTGACATTCTTCATGTGCTGGGGCTTGGCTACGACGGTCTGGTCGGCTACTCACCGATAGCGATGGCAAAAAACGCTGTGGGCTTGGCAATCGCCGCTGAGGAATACGGAGCTAAGTTTTTTGCCAATGGTGCGGCACCAAGCGGCGTTCTCGAACATCCCGGCACGATTAAGGACCCGGAGCGCATACGGGAAAGCTGGCAGTCCACCTTCGGTGGCAGCTCTAACAGCAACAAAATAGCCGTGCTGGAGGAAGGACTCAAGTACACGCCGGTCGCCATCTCGCCGGAACAAGCGCAGTTCCTCGAAACGCGCAAGTTCCAGATCAATGAAATCGCTCGAATTTTCAGAGTGCCGCCACATATGCTGGCTGACCTCGAAAAGTCGAGCTTTTCTAATATTGAGCAGCAGTCGCTGGAGTTCGTGAAATACACGCTCGACCCGTGGGTGATCCGCTGGGAACAAGCGATGAACAAGGCGCTACTGCTCGACAGCGAAAAACGCTCGGTGTTCACAAAGTTCAACGTGGACGGACTGCTTCGCGGCGACTATGCATCGCGCATGACAGGCTACGCGACCGCTCGACAAAACGGCTGGATGTCGGCAAATGACATACGAGAGCTTGAGAACCTCGACCGCATCCCTGCCGACCTCGGCGGCGACCTTTACCTTATAAACGGTGCGATGACCAAACTGCAGGACGCAGGTGCATTCGCAAATACAACTACAACAGAAACGGAGGGAACCTCAGATGGACAAAACAAAACGAAGTCCCGCAAAGGCGCGTGAAAAAACGCATTTCTGGAACTGGGACAGTGATGAGGATACAGGCGTCCGCACCCTGTACCTCGACGGCACCATTGCGGACGAAAGCTGGTGGGATGATGAAATCACACCTCGAATGTTCAAAGACGAGCTGATGTCCGGCGACAGCGATATTGTCGTGTGGATAAATTCACCCGGCGGCGACTGCGTAGCGGCAAGTCAAATCTACGCTATGCTCATGGATTACCCGCATGAAGTGACCGTCAAGATTGACGGTATCGCTGCTTCGGCGGCATCAGTCATCGCAATGGCGGGCACGCAGGTGCTCATGGCACCTACGGCGCTTATGATGATTCACAATCCACTCACAGTAGCAATCGGTGATACCGAGGAAATGCAAAAAGCCATTGCCATGCTGGACGAAGTCAAGGAATCCATTATCAACGCCTATGAAATCAAGACCGGGCAGTCTCGCGCAAAAATCTCTCATCTCATGGACGGCGAAACCTATATGAACGCAAACAAAGCGGTGGAGCTTGGCTTTGCGGACGGCATCTTGGAAGACGCCAAGCGCGACCATAGCGACGATGTGGTCTTTGCTTTCAGCCGCAGGGCAGTCACCAACGCACTATTCAACAAGCTCATCACGAAACACGCTCCGAAGTCGGAGCAAAAGAAGCCGGATGCGCCGACTGGCGTTTCTATCACAGAGGCTATGCAGAAATTGCAAGCCCGTAAATACATTTAACGGAGGTATTTGATAATGAAAAAAGTACTCGAAATGCGTGAAAAACGCGCAAAAGCATGGGACGCTGCGAAGGCGTTTCTTGATATTCGTGCGAAGGACGGTGTCCTTTCTGCAGAAGACAATGCTACCTATGACAAAATGCTCGCGGACGTAGACGCAATGGCTCGTCAGATTGCCATTGAGGAAGATCGTGTGGCAAGGGATGCGGCTATGGCACAGCCCACCAGTTCTCCAATCACTGAAAAGCCTGTGGCGCAGAACGGCAAGCCTCTCATTCCCAGAGCGACCGCCGAATACCGTGAGGATTTCTATAATCTCATTCGCGGCAAGCGCCCTGTCCACAATGTCATGGAGGAAGGCACTTCTTCCACCGGTGGTTATCTTGTTCCGCTGGAGTTCGACGACACTCTCGTTAAGGCACTTGCCCGCGAGAACGTCATTCGTTCTCTGGCAAAGGTCATCACAACTGCTGCGCCGCACAGAATTAATGTGGCGCTTACTGATGTTTCTGCCGATTGGGTAGCTGAGTCCGGCGTGTTTACGCCCTCCACTCCTACCTTCAACCAGCTCTCTCTCGATGCATTCACGCTTCGTGCGGCAGCACTGGTCTCCGAGGAACTGCTTGAGGACTCCATGTTCGACCTTCAGGCCTACCTCATCGACAACTTTGCCCGCGCTTTTGCGGCGAAAGAGGAACAGTCTTTCTGCATCGGCACCGGCAGCGGTCAACCTACCGGCATCTTCACCGCAAACGGCGGCGATCTCGGCGTGACCACCGCTACTGCCGGAGACATCAAGGCGGACGAGCTTATCGACCTGACCTACGCGCTCAAGGATGGCTACAAGAAGAACGCCGTGTTCGTGCTTGGCAGTGGCACTCTCGCAAGCGTCCGCAAGCTCAAGGACGGTAACGGTGCATATATGTGGCAACCCTCTCTGCAGGCTGGTCAGCCTGACCGTCTGCTCGGTTTCCCTGTATATGTTTCTCAGTATGCTCCTACCATCGCGGCAGGTGCCTACACAGTCGCTTTCGGCGATTTCCAGAACTACTGGATTGCGGACCGTACCGGCAGAACCGTTCGCCGTGCAGACGAGCTCCACATCGCCAACCTTCAGACCGGCTTCTACGCTTTCCAGCGTGTTGACGCTAAGACGGTACTGCCTGAAGGCATCAAGCTGCTCAAGCAACACGCCTAAGGAGGTAGCGATATGAGCGAATATAACGCAAAAAACTACACCGAACAAGGCGGCGAAAGGACCGTCATCGGCGGAACATTGGAAATCAAGGAGGGAGCCTCGGTAACGGGGCTTCCTTCTTCTCAAGTACCCGCCGCTACAGAAACCACACTTGGCGGAGTTAAGGCAACTGCTAAAACTGAAACGGATACCGTCCCGGCGAAAATCGGTACGGACGGAAACCTCTATGTTCCGACTTACCCAACTGTGCCGGAAGTACCCGTTGCGGTAAACCAGGCGGTAAGTACGGCTGAGGATATCACTACACTCCTTGCCGATTTCAATGCACTGCTCGTAAAACTGAAAATCGCCGGGCTTATGGCTCCGGACGCGCAGGAATAAAGAAAGGATGGTGGCGGCATGACACTGCTTGAAAAAGTCAAAGCAAATCTCATCATGGAACACACGGCGGATGATGAACTGTTGCAGTTGTACATATCCGCCTCTGTGTCCTACGCTGAGAGCTATCAGCATCTCACTGAATTCTACTACACCGACCATCAGATGCCGCCTACCACAGAACAAGCCGTTATCATGCTGTCATCTCATTTCTATGAATCAAGGGACGGCAGCACGGGTGGCTTTTTTGCGGACAATGTCAATGCTGGGCAGCAAGTCTGGAATACGGTCAACCTCTTACTTCGGCTTGACCGTGATTGGAAGGTGTGAGCATGAGCTTTGGTAAGATGAACACCCTCATCGACATTGTCGAAAAAGTGACCATAAAAGATGCAGAAGGATTCCGAACCGAGGTTGACAATATTGTCGCCTCGGTTAGAGCATACCGGGAAGGTCGGCACGGTAACGAGAAATGGGCAAACCGTGCTCAATTCTCCGAAGCCACCGACCTTTTCTGCTTTCGTCGAATTCCTAATGTGACCGTTACGACTGCAATGGTTGTGGTGAACAACGAAGGTCGTTTTGAAATCACCTCAGTTGAGGATGTCAAAGGGCGCGGGATGTATATCGAGGTGCTCGCCAAGGAGGTGAAGCCGAGTGGCTAAAGCAGCATTTAAAATGCCGGAGGACTTCCTTCTGAAGCTTTCACGGCTTGGAGAAAAAACGGATGAAATCATCCCAAAGGTGCTGGAAGCGGGTGGCGAAATTGTGGAAGCAAAAGTAAAGTCCAACCTGCAAGCCGTTATCGGCAGCGGCACAAAGGAAGAAAGCCGTTCCACAGGCGAGTTGGTCTCGGCGCTGGGTGTTTCCTCCGCAAGACAGGATAAGGACGGGAATTTCAATGTTAAAGTTGGATTTTCCGAGCCTCGTTCCGATGGCAAAAGCAATGCAATGATTGCGGGAGTATTGGAATACGGGAAAAGCGGTCAACCTCCGAAGCCCTTTCTCAAGCCTGCAAAATCAGCAAGTAAAAGCGCCTGTGTTGACGCAATGCTCGCAGCGTTTGAGAAGGAGGTTGAGACAATATGAGCCTGCTTCAAGAACTGAACACTCTCCTCTCACCGATTGTACCCGTTGAGACAGGCGTTTTTTCGGAATCCGCCCCGAACAGATACGTTGTGATTACACCGCTGGCGGATACCTTTGAATTGTATACCGACGATAGTCCTCGCCATGAAACACAGGAAGCGCGGCTGTCTCTTTTTGATAAGGGCAGCTACACAGCTATGAAGAACCAAATTGTCCGCGCTCTGCTGGCGGCGGACATCACCATAACTGACCGCCGGTATGTAGGTCATGAGGACGATACCGGCTATCACCACTACGCCATCGATGTGGCGAAAATTTACGAACTGGAGGAATAACAAATGGCTACTATCGGGCTTGATAAGCTGTTTTACTCAAAAATCACGGAAGCTGCGGACGGAACAGAAACCTACAGCGCTCCAATCTCTCTTGCCAAAGCAATGAAAGCGGATCTGTCGGTCGAGCTTGCTGAGGCGACGCTTTATGCGGACGACGGTCCCGCCGAGGTCGTGAAGGAATTCAAGAGCGGCACGCTCTCGCTTGGTATCGACGATATCGGCGTGACAGCGGCCGAGGACCTGACAGGTGCAAAACTTGACGATAACAACGTCGTAGTGTCCGGCAGTGAGGACGGCGGCACTCCCGTTGCGGTAGGCTTCCGGGCAAAAAAGGCAAATGGAAAGTACCGGTATTTCTGGCTTTACCGGGTGAAATTCGGTATCCCGGCGACCAACCTCGCCACCAAGGGCGACAGCATTACCTTCTCCACCCCGACCATCGAGGGCACGGTGTTCCGCCGCAATAAGCTGGACGGAAATGGCAAGCACCCATGGAAAGCGGAAGTGAATGAGGACGATACAAGCGTACCGGCTTCCGTTATCTCCGGCTGGTACACGCAGGTCTATGAGCCTGTGTTCGGAGGTGAAATCTGATGGCTGATGAAAGAAGCTCCAAAATTACCATCGGCGGTGCAGAGTATGAGATGCTCCTCACCACCAAGGCGACGAAGGAAATCGCTGGGCGCTACGGCGGGCTTTCCAATCTCGGCGAAAAGCTGATGAAAAGCGAGAATTTCGAGATGGCTCTCGATGAAATCGTATGGCTCATTACGCTGCTCGCCAATCAGTCGGTACTGGTACACAATCTGAAAAATCCCACAAAAAAGCGCGAACTGCTCACGGAGGAAGCCGTTGAACTTCTCACTTCGCCCTTTGAGCTTTCGGATTACAAAAACGCCATCATGGACGCGATGTATAAAGGAACGAAGCGGAATGTGGAAAGTGAGGACGAACCCTCAAAAAACGCACCGGTCGGGTAAGCGACGAAGAGTTGTTTGCCCGGCTGATTTTTTATGGAACAACCCTCCTCGGTCGGGCGGAGCACGAAGTATGGCTGATGCCGATCGGACATCTGCTCGACCAGTGGGAGGTGTACAAGCAGTTTAACGGTTTGGCTAAACCAAAGCGTGAGTATTACATTGACGAAATCATTCCTAACGGCATCTGAGGAGGTGGTGAGATATGGCTGACAATTTCGGCTTGAAGATTGGAGTCGAGGGCGAAAAAGAGTTTAAAAAGGCGCTCTCCGACATCAACCAGTCGTTTAAGGTACTCGGCTCGGAGATGAAGCTGGTCGAATCCGAATTTGGCAAAAACGAAAATAGCGTCCAGTCCCTCACCTCCAAAAATGAGGTTCTGACCAAACAAATCGATGCGCAGAAAGATAAAATCGAAACGCTCCGCAAAGCGCTGGAAAACGCCTCCGACTCCTTTGGCGAGAACGACCGCCGCACACAGCAGTGGGCAGTGCAGCTGAATAACGCGCAGGCGGAACTCAACGGCATGGAGCGCGAACTGAAGGACAACGAAAAGGCTCTGGACAATGTGGCCGACAATTTTGACGATGCCGAAAAGCAAGCCGACCAATTCGGAGACGAGCTTGAAAAAACGGGCAAGGAAGCCGATTCCTCCGGCGGCAAGTTTGAAAAGCTCGGTTCGGTTGTCAAAGGCATCGGTGCTGCAATGGGTGCGGCTTTTGTTGCTGTTGGAGCAGCTGCTATAAGCGCAGGCAAAGCTCTGGTTGACATGACCGTTGAAGCCGCCGCCTATGCGGATGAAATGCTGACCCAAAGTACTGTTACGGGTATGTCAGTGGAAAGCCTGCAGGCTTACTCCTACGCCGCCGATCTGGTGGATGTTTCTCTGGATACGCTTACAGGCTCGATGGCTAAAAACGTTAAGTCGATGTCCAGTGCGGCGGACGGCTCGGCAAAATATGCGGATGCCTACGCACAGCTTGGTGTTGCCGTCACCGATGCCAACGGCAATTTGCGAGACGGCGAGGATGTTTACTGGGAAGCCATTGATGCTCTGGGTAAAATTCAAAACGAAACCGAACGTGATGCCCTCGCCATGCAGCTCTTCGGAAAATCAGCACAAGATTTAAATCCCCTCATTGCTCAGGGCAGTGAGGGGATTGCTGCACTCACGGAGGAAGCAAAACGCATGGGTGCGGTTCTCTCGGAGGAGAGCATTGCAAAACTCGGTGCATTTGACGATGCCGTCCAACGGCTCAAGCAAGGCGGTGAAGCTGCAAAGCGTGTGATGGGCACGGTGCTTCTCCCACAGCTTCAAACACTGGCGGAGGATGGTGTCGCCTTGCTCGGTGATTTCACCACTGGACTGGCAGAAGCCGGGGATGACTTTGACAAAATCAGCGAAGTCATCGGCAACACGGTCGGTGGTGCGGTTCAAATGCTGATGGACAGCTTTCCGAAGTTCATTAAAATAGGGCTTGATCTGGTGATGTCCCTCGGCGGCGCGATGGTAGAAAACTTACCTGTCTTAATTGACGGCGCATCCCAAATCGTCATGACAATCCTGTCCGGTCTGCTTTCTGCTCTGCCGCAAATCACAGAAGGCGCATTTGCTCTGGTATTAACGCTTGTGCAGGGCATTTTGGATAACCTGCCTGCGCTCGTTGAAGCAGCAATCAACATGATTGTGACCCTCGCCACAGGGCTAGCAGATGCGCTGCCGCAGCTCATTCCCTCTATCGTAAAAGCCGTTATCTTAATGTGTCAAACGCTGATTGACAACATGGACAAAATTCTGTATGCAGCTTTCAAGATTATAGAAGGTCTTGCGAAAGGGTTGCTGGACTCATTGCCCGCTCTCATTGCCGCGCTGCCACAAATCATTTCTGCCATCACTACTTTCATTGCAAACAATTTGCCGGTCATCATTGATATGGGCATCAAAATTCTGCTGGCGCTTGCAAAAGGGCTGATTCAGTGCATTCCTGCACTGGTGGCAAGCCTGCCGCAGATTGTTACCGCAATTTTGAATGGCATCGGGCAGGCGGCTGTCGCTATTTTTGATGTAGGCAAAAATATTGTGGCAGGACTCTGGGACGGGATTTGCAGCAGCATTGACTGGCTGAAAAACAAAATAGCGGGTTGGGTCGGGGATGTGCTGTCTTTCATCAAAGGGCTGTTTGGTATTCATTCACCCTCTACGGTATTCCGTGATGAAATCGGCAAAAATCTTGCGCTTGGTCTTGAGGAAGGCTTTGTAAAAAGCATGAACGGCGTGAGCAAAGCGATGGCGGCTGCCATTCCAACAAGTTTTGATGTTGCCGCAAATCTTCATGGTTCTGCATCCGTTTCTTCCGCTGGCACGGCTACTGCTGCCGGAACGGTCATCAACATCTATCCGCAGCAACTGACCGAATCGACCATCGACTATCTTTACACCAAATTCAACTTGAGAATGGGGGCACAGCTTGCTTGAGGAAACTGTATCTGCAAAATGAATCGGGCGAGCGGTACGCGCTCAATGGCAATGGCGTGCTCATGACCAACGTCTCCGGGTTTGGATATGCAAAAAGCCCCGCCTATTCCGATTTAAGCTACGGCTTTTATCAGAAAGTGGAGGATGTGTCCGAGCCGCAAGGGGTGCTTGTCGGCGATGTGAACTTTTATCGCAAAGGCACAATCAAAGAACCATATGCCGCCTACCGTGCGTTTGTGAACTGGGTCAACAGTGGCTCATCGCTCGCTTTTGTCTACTGTCCGTTTGGCGGAGAGGAGTATTACCGAGATGTCGATGTCACGCTGCTTTCCAAAGGCGAAAAAGAGGTCTGCGGCATCTTGACCGTACCGATGACCTGCACGGCAAAAACACCATGGTATCGCAACAGCCCGATTTCCATCACGATTGAACCCAATCAAGGGCAAAATGCCAAACGGTACTCTTTTTGTTATCCGCATTTGTACGGTCAGAACGGCGAAAATATAGGCTGCGAAATTTCCGGTGGCGGGCAGATGGAAAGCGGTCTGAAAGTCAGCATTCCGGGGCCGGTGCTCAATCCGGTGATCCGGCTCACGGATGTTGTCAGCGGCGCAGAATATGGACGGCTGCAACTGGTGGCAGATATTCCTCGCGGCAGCACTCTTTTCTATTCGACCCTGCGCTACGATGCCTATGTTCGCATTGACGGCGAGGATGCGATCGATCTTGTGAATTTGGAATATGCGCCGCTGTTTGGCGTGCCGGTGGGGCGGCTGTGCCGATTGGAAATTTCAGCAGATGCTGCGCTGCCGGATTCGATTCAGGTGCAGCTTTATGACTTTTTCAGGAGCGTGTAACCATGGAAGGATATATCAAGCAAAAAAGTAACTTCAAAACGCTGGCAATGGTGCAAATTACAGCCTATTCGCTTACAAAACAGTCCATCTACGACACCAATTCCTCTGTCACCATCGTGGGAACACCTTCGGTTCGTGCGGGGGATTTCTTTTACTGCGATGGCTGCGTTTTCGTCATCAAGGAAACTGCCACCGACCACGGCACGACCCAAATCACGCTGGAATCCATTTTGTCGGCATTTGCGCGTCCGCTCCGCTATACCGCTCCGGCAGCAGGCACAACCATTGAGCAGTTTATTAAAAAATGCTTTGAAACCCAATATGCCGCCGTTTCAGATGAAGTGTACCGCATGCCGTATCTTGACCTTCACATCAAAGATACCGCCACACCCTTTCTTGCGCCGGATGTGGAAGATGGGCTGTTCTCTTTAAAAAGCTATATCAGTAAAGTGCGGCGGCTCAAAAATGTCTTTGTGGATTTTTCTTTGGGGCAAGCCACACTGGACATCTGGATTGAGCAGCGCACACCGCCTTTGCATCAGATCGATTTCACGGAAACAGCGCAGGAACTGCTGGAAGAGAATTACTCGGATGACAGCATTGCAAAAATCACCGCGATATCGAATGGCATCGCGACCGACTATTACCGACTTGCAGATGGCAGCGTGTCGAAAACACCGGGCGAAAATGCCCGCGCCACCGGCAAATGGAGCGTGATCGCCATCAAAAATGCCGCCGACGAAGAAACTGCCGTGCTGGACGAGTTTTCTAAGAGCAGCTACAGCCACAGCATTGTGTTTAAGTCCACAAAGCAGTATGGATTTTTCGATCGGGTGGTATTGCGGCGAAACGGCAGGCTGCTTTCTTCGTATCTTTCGAGCATCACGGTGAGCAGTGAGGACACGAGAACGCTTTACAAATCCGGCGAGCTTCGCTGCTCCATGACCGACAAACTAAGGGGGAATTTGTAATGGCATCCATTTCCGGCATTACCTTTGACAATCAGAACGTCACGGCGGCAGAAGATGCCGTCATGCAAAAGCTGCTGTTCCCGGACGGCATTGTGTCGGGATTGACAATCACCCATACCGACCGGGCAGTTCTCATTGCACCCGGGCGCTTTTTCATCTGCGGCAGACGCGTGAAAATTCTTTCCGCTATTACGGTGCCTATCGTCAGCACGGTATCCGAAGGATATGCGCGGGTGAAATGTGTGGTCGATCTTTCAAAAGAAGCGAGCAGCAGCGTATTTGACCAGGTGCGGTTTGAAGCGGAAGTCTCTGCCGCCAATGTATTTCCGGCGCTCGTGACGGATGACATCAATGCCGGTGGAACGGTGTATGAGCTGGCAGTGGCTTTTGTAACGATCGCAAACTACAAAATCACGGGCGTTACAAAAGCAATATCCGAAACGCAGTATCGCAAGGATGGCATTACCACCTATGCGCACAGCCGTTCCGGCACGGTTCATGCGCTGATTGGAACCGGCTACAACATCCGTTTTCGCGCAACAGCAGATTTTGTGAACGGCGATACCTTTACCGTGAACGGCACGGCGGTGACAGCAAGCACTCCAAATAAAGAGAGCGTGGTAAATGCGTTCAAATCCGGCAGTATGGTCACTGCACAGCTCAATGGGACGGTGCTCACGATTTACAGTGATGCGCAAACCACAGCAAACACGGCGCTCGCCAATGCCGCCACGGCACAGACCACGGCAAATAACCATATCGCAAACAAATCCAATCCGCATGGTGTCACAAAATCGCAGGTGGGACTTTCCAAGGTTGCAAATGTAACGACAACGATGGGATACGATGGCAACCTGTGGATTTCCTATTCTTAAAGGTGGTGTGCTATGGCTATTTTTATCAATGGCAACAATGTGCCCGCGAGCAATCGTGTTTATTGGAACAACCAGTCTGCGCAAAATGTCTATTACAACAACGCACTGGTGTGGAAGCGAGAACTGGGTCTATGGAATAACGGCTCTGCCGGGGGTTCGTGGGGCTTTGCAGCAAATCAATCCGACGGCGGTGGCGGCAGTGGAGCGAACGCATATGCGTCTGGAGCAAATCTTGTTGTAACAAACGGAATGAATGGCGCATCGGCACGCGCGTATTGCTGGTTTGATGCATCCCCATGGTCGACATTGTCGTTCACCTTCAGCGGCTCGGCGCAATACTTCCAACTGCGCTGGGGTGTTTACAGTTCCACCTACACTGGCATTCTTGGCGCCAGTGAAGTACGCGTCACAAGAGCCGATGGCGCATCCGGAAGTTGGAATGGAACTTACAGCATTAATGTGACTGACCTTTCCGGTGGTTATTATGCAATGCTGTATTTTTATTCCGGATCTATATATTCTGGCACTATCAATATCAGTAAAGTTATTTTGTCTTAAAAGGAGGACTCCCAAATGCTAACCATTACCCTTGCAAATGGCAGAACTTATCCCGTTTTACAAAACACCGCTGTTTATCCAAGCGGCAGTAGCGCCGTACGCAGTTACATGGAAATCTATATGGAAGAAACCGCTATGACAAGCACGGCTTTTGAAAAGCTGTTTACCGTTTCAGAAAACACAGCAGAAATTCATATTGTGAACGAGGAAAGCGGCAGTGACATCGGATATTTCAATTATGCCATTTTGGCAAACGTAGGTAAAAAACGAATCAGTCGTACTGATTCAACTACAGGCGAAACCGCCGAAACCATGGCGCTGTATGTGCGGCTAGAACAGCTTACGTATATTGAGCAGAAGCTTGCAAAGCTTGGCATTTCGGTGTAAGGCAACTAGGTTTCGCAGGCACTCTGAAAACAGGGTGCCTTTTTTTGTGCTAATTTTGAAAGTGAGGACTGTGAAGATGAAAGAATTTTGGAATGTGGTCCAGCTTGCCTTTGCCGCTATCGGCGGCTGGCTCGGTTGGTTTCTCGGAGGGGCTGACGGCTTTCTCTATGCGCTCATAGCATTCGTGGTTATCGACTACATCACCGGCGTTATGTGCGCAATCGTAGACCACAAGCTATCCAGCGAGGTCGGCTTCAAAGGCATCTGTAAGAAGGTGCTCATTTTTATGATGGTCGGTATCGGAAACATCATCGACGTGCAGGTACTCGGACAGGCCGGTGTACTGCGCACGGCGGTCATCTTCTTTTATCTGTCCAATGAGGGCGTGTCGATGCTGGAAAACGCCGGACATCTGGGACTGCCTATCCCGGCAAAACTGAAGGAGGTCTTGGAGCAGCTCCATGACCGCACCGAGAAGGAGGACACAAAATGAACCTGCACAAGCTATTTCTGACGAACAATGAGTGCTACAAAGTCGGTCGCACCATCACGCCGAAGGGCATCATGGTACATTCGACAGGCGCGAACAATCCTAACATCAAGCGGTATGTCGGACCCGACGACGGTCTGCTCGGCGTCAACCAGTACGGAAACCACTGGAACGTCGAGCGTCCGGGCGGTCGACAGGTTTGCGTCCACGCTTTCATCGGTAAGCTCAAGGACGGCACTATCGCCACCTACCAGACGCTGCCGTGGAATATGCGCGGCTGGCATGGCGGCGGCAGCTCCAACAATACGCATATTGGCTTTGAGATTTGCGAGGACGGTCTGACCGATGCCTCGTATTTTTCTGCCGTTTACAAGGAAGCGGTCGAGCTGTGTGTGTATCTCTGCAAGCAGTATGGGCTGACGGAGAAAAATATCATCTGTCACTGCGAGGGCTACAAGCAGGGCATTGCGTCCAATCACGGCGATGTCATGCACTGGTTCCCGAAGCATGGAAAGTCGATGGATACCTTCCGCACCGATGTGAAGGCTGGACTGGCGGCAGATGCTCCCGTAACGCCTGCCACGCCGAAGAAGTATTACCGTGTCCAGCTCGGTGCATTTTCCGTTAAGGCGAACGCTGACGCCATGCTGGGAAAGGTCAAAGCGGCTGGCTTCACCGACGCCTTTGTGAAGTACAGCGAGTAAAGAGTACGCCGTAGCAGCGCGAACGTCCATAAACCAGCGGTCAAGTTGTTGACTTACAGTTAATGCCCATCGGAGAATTTTCTCTGGTGGGCATTATTTTTTTGCTTATTTTTTGTACGGCGGGCTCCTTTTTTTCCAGTGGGTAGTGAGGACAAGGGTTCTCGGACTGGAGGAAATCTCATGACAAATGAGCAAAGAGAACACATCACTACCATGCGACTGGGCGGCATCGGCTATACAGCCATTGCTAAAGCGGTCGGGCTGTCAAAGGACAGCGTGAAGGCCTATTGCCGCACTCATGGCCTTGCCGGGATAAAAGCACAAAGCAATACTCGAATCTCACCGACGCAAAGATTTTGCTTGAATTGTGGAAAGTCGCTGGTACAGCTACCGCATCGGAAAGCTGCGAAGTTCTGCTGTGGCGAATGCCGTCAGGTATGGTGGAATGCGCACCCAGAGCAGGTCAATAAAAAGGCATTCTACTCCTTCACCTGCGTTTGCTGTGGTAAGCCCTTTACAGCATACGGCAATTCGTCACGAAAATATTGTTCTCATGATTGTTATATTGCAGATCGTTTCAAAGGCGGTGAGCAGCATGACTGAAGGCCAGTTCACCGCCGAAAAGCAATATCAAACTTCGCTGCTTCTGGCAAAAGAGCTTCTTGAAAAAGGGCTTTTGACGCGGGAGGAATACACCGTAATTAATACAATTCTGCTTCAAAAATACGGACCACCGTTGGGCACATTATTCTCCGAAATTGCCTTGCTATAATCCGCTTTTAGAGTGATATATAGTAGTGGAAAGGAGTGATTTTTCTTGAAAAATGTAACAAAAATCGAGCCGACCGTACCGCAAATGCCGGAGCGCAAAAAGGTCGCCGCCTACGCAAGAGTATCAATGGAGTCCGAGCGGCTGCAGCATTCCTTGTCGGCGCAGGTCAGCTATTACAGCGAGTTTATTCAAAAGCACACCGATTGGCAGTATGTCGGTGTTTATGCGGATAATGGCATCAGCGGTACCGGAACAGCCAAACGCGATGAGTTCCAGCATATGCTCGACGATTGCGAAGCGGGTAAAATCGATATCATTCTCACAAAGTCCATTTCCCGTTTTGCAAGAAATACGGTTGACCTTTTGAAAACTGTCCGGCACCTGAAGGAGCTCTGCATTTCCGTCCGCTTTGAGAAGGAAAACATCGACTCGCTTTCGGAGGACGGGGAATTGATGCTCACATTGCTTGGCTCCTTCGCACAGGAGGAGAGCCGCAGTATTTCGGATAATGTCAAATGGGGTACGGTCAAGCGCTTTCAGCAAGGCATACCGAATGGGCATTTTCCTATCTACGGCTATCGGTGGCAGGGCGACACGCTAGTCATTGAGCCAGAGGGAGCGAAAATTGTGCGGTTGATTTACGACAACTTCCTGAAGGGTCTATCGGCCGAGACCACAGAAAAACAGCTTGAAGCGATGGGCGTAAAATCCTATAAGGGGATGCATTTTGGCAACACGTCAATCCGGCAGATTCTCCGGAACATCACCTATACCGGAAACCTGCTGTTCCAGAAAGAGTATACCGTTGACCCTATCAGTAAGAAAAGCCGTATCAATCGCGGCGAGTTGCCGCAGTACTGGGTCGAGAACACACATGAAGCCATCATCGACATGGAGACCTATAACGCAGTCCAAGCGGAAGTGGCGCGGCGGCGGGAGCTTGGCGTGTTTGCAAACTGGACGATTAACACGACCTGCTTCACAAGTAAAATCGTCTGTGAAGCCTGCGGCAGGCCATTTCACCGTTCGACGCGTAGTCGGACAAACGGGAAATTCAAAGTGTGGGTATGCGCCAATCGCAAAGAAGGAAAGCCCCACGACTGTAAGGTCAGCGACCTACCGGAGTACATTCTGGAGCGTGTTGCAGCAGAGGCGCTTGGGCTGGACGAGTTTGACGCAGATACTTTTGCCGAGCAAATTGAAAAGATCGTGGTGCCGTCAGCGAATGTGCTCGTGTTCCATTTTTACGATGGGCGCATTATCTCCAAGGAGTGGGAATCCATTGCTAAAAAGGATTGGTGGACACCTGAACGACGGCGGCTTTGGGGCGAACGACACAAGCGCAAAGACACCAATCCGAATAAGAATACCTACTACGAGTTCACCGGCTTTATTAAGTGCGGTCGGTGCGGCTCAAATTATCGCTGCCAATCCACCACCTTGAAGGACGGGACGAAAACACGCTCATGGTACTGCACAGCGCCGTCCGGCACCTGCGATAAGATTTCGATCAAGGATGATACCATGAAAACGCTTGTGACTGATGTGCTCGGTTTGGCAGAGTACGATGAAGCCGTGATGGACGAGCAAATGGAATACGCTACCATCCTTGATAACACGGTCACCTTCCATTTCCGCGACGGGCATGAAGTATCCAGAGAATTTCATGACAAGCGTCACGGCACGAAGTGGACCGAGGAGCGCAGAGTCAAACAATCTCAAGCCATACGGGATAGCTGGACGGAGGAACGCCGAGCTGCCGTAGGAGAAAGGATGAAGCAGATAAGGAGCGAAAAGAAATGGCCAAAACGGTAACCACAATTCCAGCGACACTGACACGCTTCACCGCAGCGCCGCTGAACGAAGTCAAAAAACGCCGCACAGCCGGTTATGCCCGCGTTTCCACCGACAGCGAGGAGCAGCAGACCAGCTATGAGGCGCAGGTTGATTATTACACCAACTACATCAAAAGTCGTGAGGACTGGGAGTTCGTGGAGGTCTATACCGATGAAGGTATCAGTGCCACGAACACGAAACACCGCGAAGGCTTCAAACGTATGATAGCCGATGCCCTCGCCGGAAAAATTGACCTTATTGTTACAAAATCGGTCAGCCGTTTCGCCCGCAACACCGTAGACAGCCTGACAACCGTTCGCAAGCTCAAAGAAAAAGGTATCGAGATATTTTTCGAGAAGGAGAACATCTGGACGCTCGACAGCAAGGGCGAACTGCTCATTACGATAATGTCCTCACTGGCGCAGGAGGAATCCCGCTCCATTTCTGAAAACTGTACATGGGGACAAAGAAAACGATTCGCGGACGGAAAGGTCACTGTGCCGTTCAATCGGTTTCTCGGCTACGACCGAGGCGAGGATGGCAATCTGGTCGTTAATCCGGAACAAGCAGCCACAGTCAGACGCATTTACAGTATGTTCCTACAGGGCATGACACCCTTCGGCATCGCTTCCAAGCTGACCGCTGACGGTGTACTCTCGCCGGGCGGCAAAGAGCGCTGGAACGCCGGTGCAGTGCGGAGCATCCTCACGAATGAGAAATATCGCGGCGATGCGCTGCTACAAAAGAGCTATACCGTGGATTTTCTCACAAAAAAGAAAAAGCCCAACGAGGGCGAGATACCACAATATTATGTTGAGAATAATCATCAAGCGATTATCCAGCCTGATGTTTTCGATATGGTGCAACGCGAGTTGGCGCGACGCGGGCAGAACCGCAGCCATCACAGCGGCGTTCACCTTTTCTCCGGCAAGATAAAATGCGGACAGTGTGGAAACTGGTACGGTTCAAAGGTCTGGCACTCCACCGACAAATACCGCTGCACGATATGGCAGTGCAATCATAAGTTCGGCGGCGACGAAAAATGCGGTACTCCGCATCTTACGGAGGAGGATATTCAGCGTTACTACCTATCGGCGGTCAACAAGCTGCTCACGGACAGGGACGACATCATCAGCACATTCGAGCTTGCCAAGAGCGCAGCCTTCGACACAACGGCGCTGGCTACAGAGCGGGATGAGCTGCAAAGTGAACTGTTGGTGGTCTCCGAGCTCCTGCAGCAGTGCATTCAGGAAAACGCTCATGTAGCGCTCGATCAGACGGAATACCAGAAACGCTACGACGGGCTGACCGCCCGGTTCAACAAATCCAAAGCTCGGCTGGACACGGTCACAGTAACCATAAGTGACAAAGCCACTCGGCAAGCGACAATTGAGGATTTCCTGAAAGAACTGCAGTCGCTGGATAGCATGATCACAGAGTTCGACCCAATGCTCTGGGTCAGCCTTGTGGATTTCATCACGGTCCACAGCAAGGACGATGTGCGGGTCACCTTCAAGGACGGGACCGAGATAAAAGCATAATCCCGGATAAGCAGAGCTCCTCGCTACCATTACGGCTGGGAGGCATTTTTACTTTATAAACGGAAATATTGTCATAAGACCAGTACAGGATTTATCACGGCTACGAAGTATCTCTCCATTTCCTCCGGCGTTTGCTTCATATCGTTTTGTATCCACCAGTTGATCATCTCGACAAAGCTCGAAGAAATATGACTGAGAAGCAGGTCGGTTGGCAATCTACGGCAGTGTTGTATCTGCTTACCGTAATATTCCATGAAAACGCCGTTCAAATACTGCTTAAAGTACCGCAGAAACAGTTCGCCGCTTTCGCAGGTCAAAATACCGATGATGTTTTTGCTGTTGTCCTTCAAGTGATAGAGAATATGCGTGATGATGGAGTCGGTATCGTCGTTCTTCTCTGAAAAATCGTGCGTTTCCTCGCTGGTCAGATGGTCAGATACCACATGGGTAAATATCTCGCTGCACATTGCTTTTAGGAGCTCGTCCTTTGTCTCAAAATGCGCGTAAAATGTGCTGCGCCCGACATTCGCCTCATCAATGATTTCTTGCACGGTAATATTTGAATATCGCTTTTTTGAAAGGAGACAATTGAATGCACTAAAAATCGACTCCCTTGTTTTTTGTTGACGCCTATCCATGTTGCTCCTTTCCGTACAAATCGCACATATTGTTCAGTAACGTACATTGCCGCCTCTTTGATTATTGCCTCATCAGGGATTTGTAGCTATAATAATATTGAACAATGTGTTCCGTATCGAATTTACTGTACTACATAATTGGGCTGATTGCAAGAGCCAATTGTGTAGAGGGGATGGTCAATATGATTTTCAAGAAGTGGCTGACAAACGAGCCGAAGCCGACGCTTGTTTGCGTCGCGGTATCCGTGGTAGCTTTGGTACTCAGTCTCGGAGGGTGGCCGAAAACGGTCTTTCCGATAGATATAGCGTGGATCGCCATTGTGCTGTGCGGAGTGCCGATTGTGGTCGGTGCTGTGACGGCGCTCATCACGGAGCATAACATCAAGGCGGACGTTCTGGTTTCCATCGCTCTGATCGCTTCGGTGGCGACAAGCGAGTTTTTTGCCGCCGGTGAAGTGGCGCTTATCATGCAGATAGGTTCTTTGCTTGAAGATTTCACTGCCAACCGTGCGCGAAAGGGCATTGAAAGCCTTATCAAGCTCACGCCGAAAACTGCGCGGGTAAAGCGTGAAGGTAAGGATGTAACTATCCCCGTTGAGGAAGTGGCCGTCGGAGACATCGTGAGTGTGATTGCCGGTGAGACAATCCCTGTAGACGGCATTCTGCTTTCCGGCGAAACCTCAGTTGATCAGTCCGTGATGACTGGTGAATCCATCCCCGTGGATAAAAAAGCCGGTGACGAGCTGACCAGCGGCACGGTCAATCAGTTTGGGATATTTGAAATGCGGGCGACAAAGGCTTGCGCGGACAGCTCCTTGCAGCGCATGATTGCCCTTGCGGAAGAAGCCGACGCAAACAAAGCACCTATTGTCGGTCTTGCAGACCATTGGGCTTCGTGGATGGTCGGTCTTGCTCTGGTGTGTGCGGTCGCCGTGGGACTGTTAAGTGGTGAGTTTATGCGGGCTGTCACCGTACTTGTGGTATTCTGCCCCTGCGCCTTTATTCTGGCAACGCCCACCGCTGTGGCTGCCGCCATCGGCAATCTTACGAAGTACGGTATTCTTATCCGCACCGGCGACGCTTTGGAGCGCCTGTCCAAAATAGATTGCATTGCCTTCGACAAGACCGGCACACTGACTTATGGCAAGCCGGATGTCGTGGGCGTGGAGAGCTTTTCAGATACTGTTCCAACCTCTGAAATACTCAGGCTGACCGCTCTTGCGGAGCAGCGTTCCGAGCATCCGTTGGGAAAAGCTATAGTGAAACGCTACACAGAACAAGGCGGAACACTCACCGATGTTTCGGAGTTTAAGGTGCTTGCTGGACAGGGCATTTCCGCTGTTGTTGACAAAGTCCGTATCGTTGTCGGGAAACCAGAACTGCTGAAAACGCAAGGCATTGATTTGGCAGGTACAAAGGCGCTTATGGCAAAATACTATGAGCAAGGTGCGACGGTAATACTCGTTGCTGCGGGTGATATACCTCTCGGACTCATCGCGCTTGCGGACACGGTGCGCGGCGACTCGCCAGAAGCAGTTTCCAAGCTGAATGCACTTGGCATCACGCCGATGCTGCTCACAGGCGACAACGGCAAAGCAGCCGTAAGTATAGCGGCAAAAGTCGGTATTACCGAAGTCAAAGCCAATCTCCTGCCGGAGAACAAGATGCAGATCATCAAAGAAAGCGCTGAGAGCAACAAAAAGATTTGCATGGTCGGTGACGGCGTGAACGACGCGCTGGCGTTGAGTTCTGCTTACGCCGGTATTGCAATGGGTGGCGTAGGCAGCGACATCGCCGTTGAATCCGCTGATGCCGTGCTTGTCAGCGACGATATAAAGAGACTGCCGTACCTTTTCTGCATCACGCGCAAATCCATGGCAAAGGTGAAGCAGAACATCATCATATCGCTTATTATCAACTTCACGGCAATTATTCTCTCCGGCTTTGGAATACTGACGCCGGTAACGGCTGCTCTGGTACATAACTTTGGCTCTGTGTTCGTGGTTGTAAACGCCGCGCTGCTGCTGCGAGAAAGGGATAAATAAAAGGCGAACGCCTCTCTACCATTGTGGCAGGGAGGCATTTTGTTTTACAAATGAAAGTTTGCATCATGCTACTTCTGTGGGCAGACCTTCATCAGCAGTTCCAAGAATTGCTTACCTATGGCCTCGGCGTCGTATCCGTTTGCCTCGCAGATGAAGCGGATGCCGTCCGGCGTCAAGAGTTGTCCGTTATTGCGCAAGTGGCAGAGCTTCTCATAGTCCGTTTTCTGTTCCTTTGTTATCTGTGCCATTCGGCCATACCTCCATATATAAAAACCGGGCAGTCCCGGCTTCTACAAAGTTACCCTGCATAACTAAAACTTACCCTGCAAGAGGGAGAATGTCAAAGGGAAAATTAAATTGTATCAAACTCTGCATGATTATATCAAAGAAGGTAAGTCCGGTGGGGTCAAGCGATTCGTCTACTCGGGTGATATGGCCATCCTTTGGCGTAACGAAAAACTCCAGTTTTTCCGCCAGCTTG